TGGAGGAGACGGGTTGAGGGAGTCCACGACTAGCAGGCAGAGCCCCATCCATTTGCGGGTTGCCATCTACATAAGTGGCGGCGCAATCTATTGAGCCACATCACATGCGGCAATGTCCTCGCCCCTGCGCCCTCACCGGAGTGAGGATTTGACTGGCGCCCGCCTGGGACATTTATGGGTCGATTGCGGCTTTCAGCCCTCACGACTCGCGACTGACGCGACTGAATCCCAATCCAGCCGACGCCGTCCGGGGAGACGTTCAATCGCGATGCGTGAAGGTCCCGGTCTTTGCCGAGTGTCAGGAGCGCTTCACAGCGAGTCCGTTGAGAGTGGCCGGAGACTTATTCGGCCCTAATGCATACCAGTGACGGACGGCTATATCTAGCGCTCTCAGGTCGTAGCGACTGCCGAGCTTGACTCGTCCCGGCAACTTTTAGCGAGAACAATCGCCACGCCTGAAAACCCTCGTTTCGTGAGGCAACGGTCGCTTATCAGTCGACTCCCATTGGCCGTGCGGGCTGTTGACTAGATAGGCGCGGATCAGTCCGCTCTATCGCCTCTGTTACCACAACAGCGCGCCCAGCAATCGCCACGCGCGAAAAATGAGAGCAGCCGCGTAGTCGCGACCCAAACTCTCAATTAGTTGCGCGCCCGAATCCGTATATGTTCCGGGTGCCTGCCCTGACCCGAGCGCGCGGGGACTTTCAGAAATCCCAGCCTTCACTCAGCATGAGCAACCTCTTTCTTCCCCGCGAATTCCCGCAGCCGGTCGAAATCAGCGACGAGCGCGCTTTTCAAGCCCGAGTCCATATTGCGCATCCGGTCTATGGACTGCACCATCTTGTCGATCATGGCGAGGGCTTCTGCGGGGGTCATTTCGGATGCGCCAATGCAAAACCCCGCTCGGCTTTCGCTTGGCAGGGCTTTAAGGGTTCATGCGGGCGATAGAGATAACTCGACCACCACGGCGTCAAGATACACGAGCATTTAAAAGTTTACAAGTGCTTCAGCGAAATTATTTTCAAGGACCGGCGGCGGCTTAATCATGCCGCGAAAATCGAACTTCGGAAACAGAATCTCCTTCGCGTCTTGATAGAGGACATGCATTTCTTCCGCCGTGAGCCGCGCGTTGCCCCATACAGAAAATCCACCACGCTTATTCTTCATTGATACCTGAATGGCCGCGCGGTGCTGCCAGGTCAACGCGTCCATCAGCATGTCGATGATTTCTGAGTTCGCCTTCCAGATCTTCGCATCAGCTTCCGCAGCGAGTTCAGCCGGCGTCATCAACTGCTTGCTGATCTTGAATTCACGACACGTGGAATCGCAGCGGCCTCCCGACAGAGCCGGGCGCCAGACGTCTTGCCAGCGGTGCCACTCAAGCAGCAATGTTTCGACTTGCTCACTCTGGTCTAGAGTCATTCCATCACCCGGTCACGTGAAACGCCAAAGCCGAATCGGCAGACAATAGTTTACCTCAAATTTCGCAGTCCTATACACATTTCATCCGTTTGTATAGGGCTTTGAGATCATTCTTCGCTCACCTCTTCGCCAAACTTCGACATGACATAAAGCCTCATGCCAGCGATGAGCGGCGTCGGCCCATCGGCGCGCATCGAGTCATCACGCCACAATGCACACCACTCGCTACCTTCGGGGCATGGCCCGTCTGTCGGCTCGTAGAACTTGCAGATGCCGAAGCCCTCTCTTTCGAAGATCGGGCCGCCATCACCCCATTGGGTCGACGGGAAGTACGGACTGGTGAATTTCGTTCCAGAGTCGATGGTAAATTCCGCCACCGCAAAATCGCCCTTCTCGTCCGTGGCTATGTGAGCGCGCGTGGCACCCTCGGCTTTCGCAACCCAGTAATCGAGTGTCGCGCCTTCCAGTTCGCTAACTTTCATCTTCATACCCCGTGACCCCTAGAAACCGATACGAAACACACCCCGCCTCAACCACCGGCATCTGCGCCACCTCTGGCACCCGATATGCTGGATATCGAACCAATGGTGACGGCCGAAAAGCTGCGAACAGAATCAGCATCACAGCGCAGCCGATGAGTAGGGCCGCGAGGATTGATAGCGCGATGATTAGGGGCGTCATATAACGCTTCCGTCATGCTCGTCCTCAATATCCGCAAACTCCGGCCGCAGCCCCTGCTTACTCGCAAATGCTCGTGCTGCGGCTTCGTCTTGGAAGGTGCGGAGTTCGCCCTGCCACCAGGTTCTGACGTGGCCATCAGGCGTGTGCGTGAATAGGATTTGGGTCATGTCGACTCCTTTAGTCCGCGCCACTCTGTGACACGGATTTTGCAGTTATCCCAATTTGAATCGCGCAAGCGATAGGCCAAATCAGGCGTGCTCCAGTAGGAATTGATCCAGCGCTCTCCGTCGAACCAGCGGTACCACTCCGTGTGCTCTGCCTTTTGGATTTCATATGCACCGACGATGGAGGGCTTGATTGATGCCGGAATCCACTGAGTCTTGTTCACACGCCCTCCTTCGGATGCGCCTGATCCCACGCGTAGTCAGTCATATGCAGCGATGCAGTACCCATTCTCGTTCTATCACTCGAAATCAAAGCTGCTGCGAAATCTAGAACCATCAGCTCGACATCGCGCAGTCTGCGCACCTCGGTGATGAGGTCTAGCATTCCTTCCGGATCTATCGCATGTACCGCGAACATCATTCGATCACCGGGAAGGCCGCTCTTAGCTATCTCTGCCAATTTTTCAAACTTTTCGAGATCGATCATTTCGTCTCCGCATCATGGATGCAAGCGAACTTGGCCGATTGAACGGTCGAGGAAGCGAGGCTTTCGGCGGCTTGCCCCGCTGCCTGACACGAAGTCTGCTGGTAGAAGCGCGCCGTGGTAATCGACACATCGTTGTCGTGCGCCATCATTCCGGAATGGATGAAGATGATTAGTAGCCAGTTCATTTGATTGCCGCCGCAATAAGTACAACGATCCCGATAATGCCGAGCACGATTGCCAGCGGCAGCCACAACGGAGCCGTCACCCACCACCATGACCAATTTGCGACGTCCGAAACGCCGACCAACTTGAGCGTCAGGAAGACGATGAACATGAGCCCACAAACGCCGATGCCACCTGATTGCGCTGATTCATTTTTGCTAGACATGCTCGATCTCCTCTTGGTTGGTTTCAATTCCCATCTTCCTGTTGCGACGCGGCAACCATCGCTCAAACCCGTTATCAAACGCTGCGAACTTCTCGTCGCGCGGCGCAGGACCTTGATCGAGCCAGCGATGGCACGGCGCGCAGCCGGGCAACGTCCGGTCGTGATTTGCCTTCAGCCCCATGCCCTTGCCGGAACTAAGCCTGTTGTCGTGACACGGGACGACACTAGGGTCTCCCCAATCTGACCGAGCGCAGAGCACGTTCAGATAGCAAGGCTCACCGCGACAAGCCGCCAGATACTTCGAGCCCTCGGCAACGGTCGGCTTCTTCACGCGCGCCCGGATCGCCGTCCGCTTCATCTGCGTCTTGGCGGTGGCGAGAGCGAAGGGCTTGGGTGAGGACTTACGGGAGAAGCCAGTTCGCTTGAGTCCTACCTTGCGAGTTAGCGCCATTTGCGCTCCAATACAAAATTCACCAGTTGCCCGATGATCGTTCCGAGACCGTAGCCCCAGATAATCTGATTGAGTACATGGGCTACGCCGCTCATAATTTCCCCGCCGCTTGCACAATCGCGTGCGCGCAGTCCGCCTGCGTCTTGAACCACTTCTCCCGCAGCAGTTCTGCTGCCGCTTCCATCCCAGCCTTGTAGCCGTGGCCGAACAACATGAACTGAGTCTGCTCGGATGCTAGACTCTGAGCGATCAACTCGACATTGAATTCTTCGTGAAGCTTTCCGCGGACTTTGCTCATTCGAATTCAACCCCCAAGGTTCCGGCGGCGTAGGCTTGAATAGCATTGAGGTAGGTAGAGAACTCCCCGACGCTCATCTTTGTGGTCGACTTGCGCAGCGTGACGATCTCGCCGTCAGGCAGAGTCACCTCGTCGAGCACACCGTACAGCCGCGCGAAATACTCGTGCCACGTGTCCTTGTCAAACTGCTTGCCGTCGACCCACGCCTGCGCGGAAATATCGCGCAGCACAGCGCCCCAATAGAAACGGTTCTGGACTTCGTTGCGCTTGCGCTCTTCAGCGGTGACAATCACGCGCAATGGCTGGCCCTTGTCGGCGCAACCGGGCGCGTTCGCTTTCACGAAGGCGACGAGCAGGTTCCAGACGCTGCCATTGCGAAGGGTGAACTCCTTGTAAAGGGCCGCGGTCACAGTTTCGCCTCGTAGCGTGCGATCATTGACCGGAGCTTTGCCGCCTGCTTGACGCTTTCCTTGGCCGCCATCCGGCGCGCGTAATAAGACTCGTCGATCTCCTGATCGGGTTCGCCATGCGGTTCGCCGATATAGGAATTTCCGGTCTCGCTCGAATACTCAGCCAGCGCTGCGTTGTGCTTGCGCTTGGCGTCGAGCCATACCTTGCGCGCGCGGCGCACCTCGACAGCCTGAATCCCAATGCGCTCCAGATCGCTCACGTTTCTAGGTGCGTGTGACCCGGCCAGATCAGTCCATTCAAGATCATTGACGTGGAACCAAGCGTCGCGGGCGGCGAGGTAGACAAGCCGAAAATCTCCATCGACTCGTCGCACAATTCCCGTTTCTCCAGATCGGGTATGCGTTACCAGCGTCCCCTTGATAATCATGCCGGGACTGACTTTCATACCGCCTCCGCTCTAACGACTTCGTCCGCGTACTGGACAGGTATGCCGAGCATCTTGGCGATGCGGCGCTCTTCTCGGGCTCCGGAACTTGTGGACCAATTCGGCAGCATGTAAATCTCGTCCACGTCGCACAGCATGGCCACGCACTTGCGCATATACATCTGCCACGTCGCGCCCGGGCCAAGATCCAACTCAGCCGGATTGACCACTAGCCAGCCGAGAGCGTCGAGACGGTTCGCGGCTGCGGTGAAGTGGTCGCGGTAATTTGGGACGTCGGTGATTGCGCCGGAGATGTAGATGGTGCGGCTCATGCTGTTATCTCTTCGGTTGCTTCATCATTCACGGGCACGCCGCTGATGGGACGCATTGCAGAATCGGCAATCGGCCTTTCATGGACCATATGGACGCGTCCTTCGTGAGGACCATTGATGGAAATCCACGGGAGCGGGCGCGGTGAGCGAACTACCCAACAAAACCTAGTGGTCGTCGTACGGAAAGGAATACCATCCACAGTGGGGAACATTTCATTCTTTATGGCTGCTCGCACGATCTCCACAACTCTTCCCTTAAGTCCAGGAGTAGATATGGGCGAACCCGCCCCAACCACAATCGCCAAATCACCCGGCTTGCAGTTCATGCGGCCTCCAACATGACTTGATGCATCGCCACGGCGAACGGATTCATCGGCGCAGTTCTGCCCTTCTTACGGTCCATATATTCTTTGTGGCACTTGGCATGAGGCTTCAATTCCGGCTTCGGCACATTGGGCACCGATCCAAGGGCGTACTTAGGCGAAAATGACCCGCTGCCAGACGGCCGGGGCTGAATCCATCCAGCGATGTAATATTTCTCGCCGCAGTACTCGCGCAGTTGTTCTGCGATGTATTCGGGAGAAGCAGGAACAATTTTGGATATTTCGCATGCCGTCAGTGCCCGGTGCTTACTCAGTGCCCGGTCTATCTCTTCCCGGACCCACGAATAAGCGGTCGAGTGTTTCGTGTTCCCGCGTGGCTTAAGCCCGATCTTGTGCCCGCGCTCGACTACGGACCGCCACGAGCGATTTGGGAGAAGGTCCATATGCAGTTTCAAGGGGCCCTTCATCTTCCACATCTTGCGGATGGCGGCGTCGTCTTCTGCGGTCCACGGGAACAGAATCGGCTGGTCACGAACAAGACCCTTCCATCGGGCGCGGCATCGAATGGCCGACTCACTGCGGCCGGGCAGTTCGGCGAGCAATTTCCGACCAGATATGCCCTCTTTCCATCTACGGGCGAGTAATTCGTCTTCGTGATTTGTCCGCGGTTTGCGGGTCATGCTGCTTCCTTTTCGTACTCCTGAACCCGAACCTCGACGCGCGGGATCAGGCCGTATTGTTTTGTCACCATTGCGCGAACGATTTGCTTGTCATCCTCGAAAACGATGGCATTCATGGCGTCGGCGCAAAGCTTAGAAATGTTGTCCCAGTCCGGCTTAGTCGTGGCTCCCACAAGACCGCGCATGGCTAAATCCCGCTTCTTCATCGACCAGCTCGCGGGAATCGGCATGTAGATATCGACGGCCAAGGCAATCGGCCGCTTCAAAGGCGCGCGGCCGCCCATGATCAGAAACGCGTAGTGCTTGACCAAGTTCTCGTAACTGACGGTCTTGGCCGGTGTGTATGTCCGGACGGCATTTCCGTGCCGCGCGAACCTCGGACGCCCTTTGCCGACCGGAACGCCGGGAACGGTGAAAGAGACGGAGTTCATGCGCGCTCCTGATCGGCGTATGGATGAACGATCTCGGCATACTCCGGACCGATCACCTTGGCCGATACAGGCTCTGTCTGATGACCCAAAATCGCCTTGAGCTTTTCGATATGCGCCCGCGCGTTCCCGCGCTCCGATTCCGGGATCGACGCCAGTAACGGGCGAGCATTGCCGGTTTCAAGCAAAATGCCGATCGGCCCAGCGTTCCGCGGCGATGGCAACAAAAGATTGCCGTGATCCCGGGAGATCAACCCCTTGTCGACCGCGCTGTTAACGACTTCAGCGCGACAATCCGGGTCCAGACCCAGCGATACAGACCACTGCGGACCGGCGCCGCTATCGCGAGCATCGGCAACAGCCTTGATATATGCCTCCTTAAATGCCATTCGGGCAGGAATGTCTTCACCCGACTCAAGCAGCGGAAGAGCAACCGCCCACGCCCTGCGCATTTCTTCGGTCCACGCAACCGTGGTTTCCTCGTCGCGCGGCAGCATCGCCCACGCTTCTTCAGGACCCGGCCGGCCGTCATCCACCCGGGACACGACGTCCGAGACCGTGAGAACCCCGCGCACTTCCTTGCGGCATCGCGCCAGAGCCTTTAGCACGGCGTCGTCAGGGAATGTCGAGAGGTCCGACACGAACACTGCGGCCGCACCCGGAGAGAACGTCCGTCCGCATAATTCGGCGGTTACTGCGACTGCTTCAAGAACTCGGCTGCTGGCCATGTCATGCTCCCCTTGCTTCCCGTGCGCGAGCCTCTTCGATGAGCGGCCCAAATGAGTTGAGATTCGTTTGCGTCTTGTCTGCCTGCACCGCCTCCGCCGCCGTCACCTGCCTTCGAGTCGCCCATTCGGTCCTAAGCTTTTCAGCGTCTTTCAACATCGCACTGACCGGATGACAGTTCTGCACGTAGTAGCGGCCGTTGTGGGAGACGTACCAGGCCGCTACTGCCGGCGACTCCTCTTGCCCAATGCGCTTTACAAAATTCGACATCTGCGAATTCACCGTTGCGTTTCGTACCGGTTCGGTTCGATACCTTCCGAAATACGCCACCGCATAAACCCGCCATGTCTCCGATGCTGGCGACTCGGCTTTTGGTTCTGGTCGTGGCCGGTCATTTCGTTTCGCAACCGATGACCCCGCAGGGGGATTCGGAACCAGAGCAATCGGTGAATCAGTCAATCGGTCAATCAGTGAATCAGAGATACAAGGGCCAAGTGCTTCCACATCTTCTTCGCAGTCCTCATCTCCATGAGCACAATAACTTTCCACCATGGAGAGAAGTTCTTGCGGGCAAGGTGGTATCTCGCTCTTAGTTTCGTTCGAGTGCGGCTTCTGATGTTTGGAGAAGTTGACAATCTGGATAAACTTTCTCCCGTCAACCGCATACCGGACAAGGAATCCGCGACTCTGCAAATCATTGAGCATGGTGTCAACGTCGGCCTCAGGGTCGTAGGCAAGCGCCTTCGCCTTGATTTTCTTCGGGCGGTCCTCAAGTCGGCCGTCACGATCTGCCAGCATCCACAAGTAGACGAACAACAATCGGTCCAACGGAGAGAGTTCGGCTAAAAACTCGTTCTCCATGATTCCCGGTTTGATATTTCTTGATCTAGCCACACCATGCTCCGTTGATCTTCGTGTTCCATCTGTCCGGCCAGCACTTCAATGCTTCTTTTCCTGACCCGCCGACACAATCAAGTGCCCAGCGATCGCAAATGCTTCAAATACCCTTGGGTCCTGCGCTGCCCGCTTTTCCAGCTCCTTCGCGAGCGCTTTTCTACCGTCTCCAACTTCCTCGATTGCGGCTTGTACCGCCTCCCTTCCTATCCGGAGCGCTTCACCTTCTTCCATGTCATACCGTCCTTGCTGCAATAACCTCTTCCATGAAGGTCAAGCAGGCGACCCGCGCAAGGTACTGGCTGATCGCCCGGTTACCGAGTTGAGCCTCGATCGCCGCTATGTGCTTGGCAGGCAGATCGCGCAATTGCTTTCCCTTCGAACTAATCGGCTTGGCCGCGAAGTATTCAGATGCGTGTGATGCGTACAGGCCGTCGATTTCCACCACGAGGTGGCTGAATGTCAGGTTCTTCCGGGTCCTCGAATTCCACGCCAGGTAGCAGGCATCCCGGAAGGACTTGCACTCGGCGACGAGCGCACCAGACACGAACACAAGATTCGCGGGGGTCGGGTGAATGTGGCCCACTACGACGCCTTGTGTGGCGGCGCTTTGCGGGCTTTCTTGAAGTTGCATCTCATACCTCCCTATAGTTACAAACAATCGAAATTGGCCGGAATACCAGTTGAACCGTCAGAGGGTCAGGGTCCAAATTAAAGGCGTCCGAAGACGCCGCTCACAAACAAAAATGAAAACGAACTACACATCGAATAAAACGCCCCGTCGAGAAGACCGGGGAAACCAGATCGCTACGGGGTGTGCGATCCGGGAGAGACTGGGGCGCTTAGGAATGCTTAGCGCGAAAAGGGGTGCTTCAAACTTTTCCGTCGGGATCGACTTCGCCATCTGGCGGCTGAACGTCGTCAGAAGCTGCAGCGCGATCGACTGCGGTAGGCGGAGAATTGGACGCATCATTGACGCGGCCTTGATCCATCAATTCAGTCAAAAAGAGATCTGGGCGCTGCAGCTTTACCTCGGATGGAATGCCGCGCTTTTTCCAGTTTTGGATGCGTTGAACGCCACCGGTAGTTTTGTCGTAACCCAGCAACTCAGCGAGTTTTGTGGGTCCGCCAAGACGCTCAATGGTCTGTCGGTCGGCTTCGATGTCGGGGTGTTTTGTCATGGTGTTTCAATTAAACACCATGTTTAAGAAAAACGCAAACACTGAAAACACGACGTTTAACAACATTTTGTTTACTTCGGCGAACATCGCGGCATGAAACAAGGAACTCACGAAACCGGATTGCGCCTGCTCGCGGCAGCTAAGGCGATAAAACAGGCGGATGGACCGTCGGATGTTGCTCGGCTTCTGAATGTGTCCCCGCAGACAGTCACTAACTGGACAAGGCGCGGCGTATCGAAAGAAGGAATGCTATTGGCCCAGCGCCTAATTGGGGTCAATGCAACGTGGATAGAATCGGGAGAGGGGCAGATGATCGACCTTTCTGCCCAGCACACTTCTGCCTCCGACCATCCTCCGGTCACAGAGGATAGAGACGCTCTAATTAAGCGTTTGCTTCCTGAGGGAAAAGGTAACGTTGTTGCCTGGGAAACCGAGGCTGATCTGCCCGACGACCCTGAGCGAGTCTGGATTGACCGCTTTGATTATCATTTTTCGGCGGGGTCTGGCTTGATTCAGTGGGAAGTGCGGGAGAAAAAGGCGTTGCCCTTCGACATGGGGTATTTCAAGGCGCTAGGTTCAAAACCCAAGGATTGCCGGCTGCTCGCGGTGCGGGGCGACAGCATGGAGCCGTATCTTTTCAACCGCGACATGATGATGATCGACTCCACACGCACCAACGTGCGCGATGGCCAGGTCTACGCGGTCTATTTCGAAGATGAGCCGCTGGTTAAACAAATCTTTAAACAGGTCGGCGGCGGCATTGTCCTGCATTCTTACAATTCCAAATACCCCGACAAGGAAGTCCACGCCGAAAGCATGGATCTAGTGAAGATCGTCGGCGAAGTGATACACCGGTCTGGGTCGGGGTTGGCCGGTGGCAACTGATCACCCGCTTTCAAAAGAACAGGCCGTTTGCGGCGCCGAGAGAGACCAAAAAAATGAAACCGACCTGTCGGTACGGGCACGGGGAGCTTGAACTCCAAAACACGGCGTCGGAAGACAGTCGCTGGGTTATCGGCCAGTTGGACTCGCGCACGATGCGCGCTTATTCCCTTCTCGATGGCGGCCCGGAATATCAGCCTTTCTCCCCGGTTGTCTTCAGTCTGAACATATATCGATGCAGCAAATGCGGATATCTCGAATTGTTCGATGACGAGGTAACTGATGGCGGTGCATGAGTTTAAACCCCGGAATGGATTCGGAGCCGCTTCCGCGCGCAGCGTTGACACGGGCGGCGGCGGCGGTGATGATGGTGGCATGGAAGCCAGAATCGCGAAACTCGAAGCTGCACAAGAATTCATTCAGCGGGATGTGAAAGAGCTGAAGGACGATGTGCGCGCCGTTCGAACTGATATCACGGCGATTCGAACCACCGATTTTAGGCTGCTCTTTGGGGCGATCATCGCGGTCGCGCTGGGCCTGGCTGGCATGATGGCCAAAGGCTTTCATTGGCTGTGAAAGAGGGGCCCGCATTCTCTTTGGAATTTCGGAAGGTATTCCTCATCGCGCGATGCGCCCATCAGGCGCGGAGATACCCCCATTAGAGCCCCGCCCCGAGCGGGGCTTCTCATTTGTGACCAGCCCGCAACGTGCGGGCTTTTTTGCGTCCGCGCCACGCACGCCATAAAAAATATTCAACAATATTAAACATGGTGTTTGACACATCTATAAACATGGTGTTTAATAGCTCCATCGGTTCAGCAAACCCGCTGACCCCAGGAGCCCAAGATGATCACCACCGACCGCACCGCTACCGCCGTCCTGCGAATCGTCTCGATCTCCCTTGGCGTCTCGATTTCCGACCTGAAGCTGACTGACCGCCTGGTTGATCTCGGCGCTGACTCGCTGGACGTCTACGAAATCATCATCGACCTTGAGAAAGAGTTCGACCTTGATATCTCGGACGAAGCCGCAGCCAAGTTTCAGGCGGTGCGCGATCTCGTAGATTTTTGCTACACGAATTGAGGAGTACTGAGATGCCAGAGATTCAGAAATACCAGTTCCCGAGACTCACTTCCAACAAGAAGGAAGTGCTCTGCGTTCTCGGTCAATACGTGCTTGACCGAGAAGCGCGCGCCATGTCGCAGGATGACCGCGACGAACTGGTCAAGGATACCGCGAAGGCGATCCGCTCGATTATGGCGCTGCAGCCGAGGCACCTATGAACGCGCACTCAACCCCGGGCCGCGTTGACTTCGCATCCGACGCCCTTCAGCAGGCACTCGACGACGCAGCCAGCATTGTTGCAGCCGCTGAAGAGGAAGCACGGTACGAGGTTACTCGCGGCGAAGTCCTTGACCACATGTCGATGAACTTCACCCGGGCCGACGACAAGCTGTTTATGCAAGCACTCCGGCGCGAAGGTCGGCAAGACATCGCGATGATGCTTGACCTGATCCAGAAGTCTTTCAAGGCGGTAGTCGCGGAGAAGCGGAGCGCGATTCTGGCGAAGAAGGCTGAGCCGGATGACGGGATTCACTGAATAGCAGGCAGTACGCAGTGGGGTGCCGTGGGGAAAGTGAAATGTGCTCAAGGGGATTAGCTATCTCGCTTGCGACATTGCGTAGTTTCGGGAGAGGACATGGCTCGGCCGGGCCGGAAAGTGTACCGAAATGAGGCTTAAATCCCGCCTAGCCCGCGCTAGGAGATTGCCGGTGGCCGGCGCCCCACTGCGTATTGAACAGATTTTGTAGCACGGCACCTGACCGACTCAGGCAACAACACGAGGGGTAGTTCCAAATGAAAGCAACGCAAATCACGTTATCAGTAGTCCTTGCATTTTCGGCAATCGCAGCACAGGCTCAATCTAACCCGGCAGCAGCCGGTATCGCTGGCGCAAGCGTCGGCAGCAAGATCAGCGGCACGGTCAGCCTGAGCGGTGGCGGCAGCAGCGAATCGAGCGCACTGAACAAGCAACTGTCGTCGGCAACGGTAACGACTGCGACCAGCTCGGCAGCGAACAACGCAGCGGCTGCAGTGACGGGCACGACGTTCCAGACCGGCAGCAATCAGGCGTGGAACTACACGGTCGGCAATGGCAGCGGCACGGCGGCTTCGCAAGGCACGAACAGCGCTGGAACGCTCGGCATCGCCAACGTCAACCAGATCGGCGTCGGCAGCTTCGCTCCGGTTGGTCTGACGGGTGACCTCGCTGGTGCTGGCGGCTCGCTCGTGACCATCGGTGACAACACCAGCGTCGGCACGAACCAAGGCCAGATCAGCGCCACGCAGGGTAACGGCACATGGAACGTGACGCTCGGCGCATCGACGGGCAGCGGCGGCATCGCGATCAACCAGACCGGCAACGGCTCGTCGTCGAACAACGTGACGCTCTCGACTTCTACCACTGGTGACGTCTCGGTAAGCGCGGCGACCGGCAACGTGAATCTGCAAACGGGCTTGGGTCCGGTGCAAGGCGACGGCTCGCAAGCGGCGATCTACACGAACCTTGGCGGCGGCACAAACACGCCGACCGGAACAGGTGGATTCGTAGCTGGCGCGAGCGGCAACGCGGCAGTGATCGACGCAACCGGTACGGGATCAGCTCTGATCCAGTCCATTAACCCCGGCGTGTCGCAACTGGCAACCGTGACCGGCCTGTAATTCGTCAACTACGTGGGCGCGCTTGCGAGGGCGCGACCCGTGAATATCTCGGAGTAGATCGTGAAAAAAATACTAATTGCACTGGCCGCGATTTTGATCGTCAGCTCAGCCCAGGCGCAGACAGCGGGGGCGAATTCTCAGGTTACATCGCAGGGTCAGGCGAATGCTGGCGGGGGAACGGCGGAACTCGCCTACGCGCCGGTTTCGAACATTGCTGGCACGGAATACAAGGTGAACTCAGCGATTGCTCCCGGCCTTGTCGCGGGATTCAATACCTGCACCGGATCGGACGTTGCGGCGCTTCAACTTGGAAGCGTTGGGCTGTCAGTGGGCGGCACGAAGCCGGATGACGCCTGCAACCTGCGCAGCGATAGCGGGCAGATTTATCAGATGGGCGATCACGCTGCAGCGTTCGCGCGCCTCTGCGAGGACGAAGCGAATCACTACGCGATCAACGTGACCGGCGGGATCACCTATAAGCGTGATGACGGCGCGACCGTGCACCGTGCATGTCCGATGCCGCGCAAAGACTGGATTGCAGCGGGTCGCCCGTTGCTTGACCCGATCACGGGCCAGCCGTACACCGATCCGCCCATTGTCGTGATGCAGTCGAAGGCCGACCCGAACGTCGCCATCATCGAACAGCGCGCCGCGCAGATCGCGAAGACGCAAGACCAAATCGTCTCATCGAAGTAAGGAGCAGTCATGTCACTTTTCCGCAAGCCATCGCTCAGCCGCGAGCGCATAGAAGCCCTGAAATTCGAAGCCATGATCTTGCGCAATGAGCGTCGGCTAGCGGAAGCGAAGGCGCGGCTGAGGGAGCGAGGGATTGACCCGATGCCGATCGGCGGGTGGTATGTCCCGACCAATGTGGCGCGTAGTTTTTCTAGGGGGTTGTGATGAACGAATCGAATGCACCAGTGGTTATCGCCATGGACGAGATTGTCTCGTCGCAGATCCACGGTATTGGTCACGATGCACCGACGAGCACCTTGGCGATTCGGTTCAAGGCGAAGGACGGAAGCCCGGCCGCGCTGTATTTCTACCAGAACTTCACGGCTGAAGAGTTCGCGGCATTGAAGGGTGCCGAGTCGATAGGCAGCCACTTTTATCGAAATATAAAGCCGAGCAAAGAAAAATATCCCTTTGTCTGCATTGAGAAGATGCCGGCGGCCACTGAGGAACCGAAATGAGCACTGCACTTTCAACGCGTCAGGAGTTTGGCGCACAGGAATCCACGCATGCGCTAGTCGAGACGGCATCGACGGCCATTGCAGCCAAGGCTAAAGCGATGGTCGAGGCACGGTACGTCATGGCGATGCGCCAGCCGCGCAACTGGGACCAGGTTCGTCAGGATCTGATGGCCGAGTGCAAGCGCCCCTCGTTTGCGCATAACAAAAGCGCCTACTACCGAAAGCCGATTGGTAAAGGCGTTGAGGGGCTGGGCATTCGGTTCGTCGAGGTCGCGTTGCGCTGCATGAAGAATGTGCTGGTCGAAACATCCATGACATTCGAGGACGAGTCGAAAGAGATCCACTGCGTAAGCGTGACGGATCTCGAATCGAACTTGACCTATCCGCTGGATGTTCGAGTGTCGAAGACGGTCGAACGCTCGAATCCGATGGATGACGGATCGTACATTTCGGTTCGCAAGAACAGTTACGGCAAGCTCACCTACACCGTCCCGGCCAACGATGATGACTTGCTCAACAAGCGCGGCGCGCTGATTTCAAAGGCGATGAGAACGCTTGGCCTGCGCATCATCCCCGGCGACCTACAGGACGAGGCCGAAGAAATCATCAAGGCCGTCCGCATGGATGAGGCCGCACGCGATCCTGGCGCGGAACGTAAGCGCATCGCCGATGCCTTCGGAGAAATCGGCGTGAAGGCTGCGGACCTTGTTTCTTTCTTGGGCCACCCGCTCGACACATGTTCTCCGACTGAGTTGGTCGGTCTGCGCGGTATCTACGGTGCGATCAAGGACGGCGAGGCCACTTGGAAGTCCGTCATGGATAACAAGGAAGAACAGATGGACCGCGAGGACATCAAGCCGCCACAAAGCGGGGATGGCACCGCGAAGGTGATCCCAGTTTGTTCCGACGAGGACTTCAAGAAGAAAACCCCGGAATGGCGCAAGTTGATTCTCGAAAAGAAGAAGTCGGTCGCGGACCTGACGGCGATGATCGAGACGAAGATGCGCCTGACTGATGACCAGAAACTAACGATTGACGCATGGAGTCATGATGACGAATGAGCGAATTCTCCACAACTTGGTGCAGGGCAGCGACGAATGGTTGGCGTTTCGCCTGACTCACTTCGGCGCGAGCGAGGCCGCCGCAATGTTGGGTATATCCAGCAAGGTCAAGCGTACGGAACTGCTGCATATGAAGCACACCGGCACGCCGAAGGAATTCTCCGACTGGGTTCAGAAGAACATTCTGGATTACGGCCACGAGGTCGAAGCGTTGGCTCGTCCGATCATCGAGGAAGTTCTGGGTGAGGATCTGTACCCGGTTACCTACTCGTTTGGCAAGATGTCGGCATCGCTGGATGGTCTGACGATGTCGGATGAAACGGCGTTCGAACACAAACAATGGAATGCCGCGCTGGCAGCGTCAGTCAAGGCAAAGATCCTGCCGGAAGAATTTCAGCCGCAGTGCCAGCAGATCACGATGGCGAGCCCCGCCAAGCGCGTGATTTTTACAGTTTCGGACGGCACCCGGGAGAACATGGAATACATGGAGGTCTTGCCCGACCCGGCATGGCATGAGCGGATTCGCGCTGGCTGGGCGCAATTCGAAAAGGATCTCGTCGAGTATGTGCCGCAAGAGGTCGTCGAAAAGCCGAAGGCTGATGCAATCATGGCCCTCCCGGCTCTGGCCGTGCAGATTCGCGGCGAAGTCATCACGAGCAACCTGCCTGCGTTCAAATCGGCGGCCGAGCAGTTCATCACCGGCATCAAGATGGACCTCAAAACCGACGAAGACTTCGTGAACGCGGATGCGACCGTCAAATTCTGCGAGGTAAAGGAGAAGGAGATTGCGGTCGCAATGGATGCGGCGATCGCACAGATGTCGAGCGTCGATGAACTGATGCGCACCGGCAAATATGTCAGCGAGCAATTGCGCACGAAGCGTCTCGCGCTGAGCACCCAGATCGAGCAACGCAAGAAGCAGATCAAGGAAAATGCGGTAGCCGAACGTCGCCGGAAATACGCCGACCACGTCGAAGCATTGAACAACGCGCTAGGTGACGCGTCCGTCGTGGTTGCGGCTCCGGACTTTGCGGGTGCCATCAAGGGCCTTAAGACCATTGCGAGCGCCAATGACAAGCTCGATACGGCACTCGCCAACGGCAAGATCGCCGCCGATGCTGCCGCGCGTGATCTGCGTGCAAAGCTGGACTGGTACGAGCCGCTTAAGGCTGAACACGCTTTCCTATTCCGCGACCTACAGGCACTAATCCAGAAGCCAGTCGAGGATTTCGAACTGGCTGTGACATCGCGGATTGACCTGCACAAGCAGGCTGAAGCGGAGAAGGCCAAGATAGTGGCACCGGCGGAGCAACCAACGCCAGCTACTGCGCCAGCAAAGCAAGTGCAGTCCGCGCCGTGGGTCGCGCCCGTGACGCCCGGTAGTGCGCCTACCCTGCGCCTTGGACAGATCAATGAGCGCTTGGCGCCTATTGCCTTGAGCGCTGAAGGATTAGCGAGTCTTGGCTTTACACATGCTGCCACCGATAAAGCCGCGAAGCTCTATCACGAGTCCTCTTTCCCGCTGATCTGCGCCGCCTTGGTTCGACACATTGAAGCGGCGTCAAGCGGTCAAAAGAAAGCCGCTTAACCGAACAGGAGCATCAAATGGAAACGAAACAATGGTCGTTTGTCGATAAGTCCGGATGGCCCTCAGGTGATTGGCATGACGAACCGGACAAGCTCCAGTGGTTAGACCAAGCAACCGGGTTGCCTTGCCTGATTCATCGAGGCCCCAGCGGTGCCCTTTGTGGCTACGTTGGAGTATCGGAGGCGCACCCCTTGTTCAAGGCCGACTACGACGCGGCGGACGTGGATGTGCACGGCGGCCTGACATTCTCCGACATGTGCCAAGGACAAGCGGAGACGGGCAAGGGAATCTGTCATGTGCCCGGCGAGGGAGAGCCAGATCACGTTTGGTGGTTCGGATTCGATTGCGCTCATTCTGGCGATCTTTGCCCTGCCTACGATGGTCGCCATTTTTCTGGCGGCTACAACCAATACCGAGGCATTGAATACGTGAAGTCTGAGTGCGCCAGCTTGGCGGCACAACTCCACACTGACGCGAAACACCCCGCCTAGTTTCACCGCCGCCACCCGCATGCATTGGCCCTATGGCGTGTTCGCATGTTCCTAGGGTGGCGGCTCCTAACATTCGAGTGGATATGAAGCAGGTTATCAACGAAGCCGGTTCACGGCCAATCGAAATAATCTAAGTAACCGCAAGGCAGATCCCCTGCTTCTTGCCATCAATAGCCCGCCATATGCGGGCTTTTTTACGTGGCGGGGGTTGGGGGGGGGGCTATCGGAAATGTTGGGTGATAGGAATGTTTGGCGTTTGATGAATGCATTAAACACCATGTTTCGTTTGACACACGTATAAACATGGTGTTTAATACTTCACATCAGCCAACCCACCCCGGAGTCCCCAATGACCCCTCCCCACAACGACCTCCTCCACGCGGCTTACTTGACCCGCGCGGACCATTTGCTCAAGCGCATGGCGGTCGCGGCCGGGTCTGGAATCGTGATCGGTATCGCCTGGTACGTGCTCGTCGGCCTTCGCGCTGGCGCCTGAATCTTCCCTCTCGGAGTCGACATGCATACGAACTGGATAGTTGTACTGATGACTGTTGGCGTGCTTTTGGCCGTTGTCGCATGTTTGCTGGTTCGCGGCGCGGCAATTCAGGAGCGCGAGGCAGCGGCAGAAGACGAGGCGTTTGCGAAGGTGCGACGTGCGATTGATCCGCTGGCGGGATTGCGGTGATGGACTGCTATTGCGATTACGACGAGCCGTGGAAGGTGTACGCGAAGACTGAACGCAAGGCGCGGAAGGTCCACCTGTGTAACGAGTGCCATTGCCGCATCCAGCCGGGCGAGAAATACGAACACGTGACCGGTATCGCAGATGCAGTCGAAGTTTTCAAGACTTGCGCTCGCTGCATCGCGCTCCGCGATTGGGTCGAGGCGCATGTTCCCTGCTTCTGCTGGTGCCACGACGAGATGGTCGACGCAGCAATCGAAACGTGCCGGAATTATTCGCACGAAGCGCCGGGCCTGCTGTTCGGCGCCTATCGGCGGCAAGTAGCAATCAAACGCGCAGCGGCTGCATCGCGCGCTAACCACTGAGGGAAAGACTGTGCTTCATACCGATTACGAATCGTTCATTGCCAGCAAACAACTGGCCGACGTGCCGACTGGCTTTGACTGCGATGTTCCGGTCGGTCCGCTATTCGACTTTCAAGCCGCGTGCGTGAAGTGGGCACTGAAGCGCGGCCGCGCGGCGCTGTTCGAGGATACCGGTCTCGGCAAGACGCTGCAGCAGGCGATGTGGGCATACCACGTCTGCGAGCACACGGGCGGAAACGTCATCATTGCGGCCCCTCTCTGCGTCGCACAACAGACCGTCGAGGAAGCGGCGAAGTTCGGCATCACGATCAAGTATTGCCGGCATGACAGCGAAGTCGAGGACGGCATTACGATCACGAACTACGAAATGCTTGAGCACTTCGAGTTGGAATCGTTCGTCGGCGTCGTGCTGGACGAGTCGAGCATCCTGAAAGGCCACACGAGCAAAACCCGCGCTTTCATCACGGAAGCTTTTCGCCGAACACCGTACAAGCTGTCATGCACGGCCACGCCAAGCCCCAACGACTGGATGGAACTCGGCAACCAGGCGGAATTCCTCGGTGTCATGACGTCGGTCGAAATGCTCTCAACGTTCTTTACCCATGATGGCGGTGATACCGGCAAGTGGCGCCTGAAGGGTCACGGCAAGGTCAAGTTTTGGGAGTGGATGGCCACGTGGTCGATTTGCATCCGCAGCCCTGCAGATCTCGGTTTCGACGGCGATCGCTACATTCTGCCGCCGCTGACGCTGGTCGAGCATACGGTATCGAGCGAATCGCTTCTGGAAGGTCAGCTGTTCCCGATCGTCGCGCAGACGTTGACCGAACGCCGTCAGGCGAAGCGCGCAAGCCTGGCGGACCGGCTCGAAGTCGCTGTGAAGCTTGCTCGTGAGTCAGACGGCCCTTACATCATCTGGTGCCACCTGAACGACGAATCGGAAGCGCTCGCCGCGATCCTGACTGATGCCGTCGAGGTAACGGGCTCGATGACTGCCGACGAGAAAACCCGCCGCATCATGGATTTCACGCATGGCAAGGTTCGCGGCCTGATCAGCAAAAGCTCGATCTGTGGCTTCGGCATGAACTGGCAACACTGCCGCCAAATGATCTTTGCGGGCATGGACGATTCCTTCGAGAAGTACTACCAAGCCGTGCGCCGGTGCTATCGATTCGGCCAGACGCAGCCCGTCTCGGTCCACATCATCACCGCTGATACGGAAGGTGCTGTGAAAGACAACATCGCGCGCAAGCAAGCGCAGAGCGATTCGATGGCTGGCGAGATGGTCGCCTACATGCGCGAGCTCACAAAGAAGCAGATCGAAGGGGCCAAGAGTGGTACCGAGGCTTACCGTCCAGCGCGCCCAATGGAAATGCCCGAATGGATTTTCCGAAATATGGAGTCAGTTCAATGAATGTTATCGACCAGGCGATTGATGATCGATTCAGCCTTTACAACGCCGATTGCGTGGACGTTGCGCGCGCTCTGCCCGATGCGTCGATCGACTTCTCGGTGTACAGCCCGCCATTTGAATCTCTGTTCGTGTTCAGCAATTCCGAGCGCGACATGGGGAACAACGCATCGAGCGCGGACTTCTGGACGCACTACCGGTTCCTGATTGCCGAACACATGCGCATCATGAAGCCCGGTCGGCTGGTGGCGATCCACTGCATGAATCTGCCGACGTCCAAGACGCGCGATGGCTATATCGGGTTGAAGGATTTTCGCGGCGAGATCATCCGTGCGCATCAAGCCGCGGGTTTCATCTATCACTCGGAAGTGTGCATCTGGAAAGACCCGGTAGTCGCCATGCAACGCACGAAGGCGCTTGGCTTGCTCTACAAGCAATTGCGCAAAGACAGCGCCATGAGCCGCCAGGGCATCGCCGATTACCTTGTCGTGATGCGCAAGCCCGGCGACAACCCGGAGCCAGTCACGCACACGCATGAAAGCCTGCCGGTCGATCTGTGGCAACGCTACGCCTCGCCCGTCTGGATGGACATTAACCAGTCCAAGACGCTGCAGTACATGAGCGCACGGGAGACGGACGATGAACGCCATATCTCGCCGCTACAGCTCGAAGTTATTGAGCGCGCGATCGACCTGTGGACGAACCCGAACGACCTGGTTTATACGCCGTTCCTTGGCATCGGCAGCGAGGTCTACACCGCACTCAAGATGGGGCGCCGCGGCATCGGATCGGAACTGAAGTCGTCTTACTTCAAGCTGGCTGTCGAGAACTGCAAAAGTGCCGTGGTTGATAACCAGGGCGATCTGTTCGCGGAACAAGCATGACCAGCGAGCGCCAAGCAGTCGACAAGGCTCTAGCCAAGTACGACCTAGCGACCAATAAGACCGCCGTGCTCGCGCTTGAACTGCTCAGTACCACGGCGCAAATGGTGGCCGTCGACTTGGATCAGGAAATTTCGTATCTGGCGAATGGGTATCTGATTACACGCGCGCCAGCGAAAAGTGCTTAGTCCGCGCACCTACTGCGACACTTTTAGGAGAATGAAAGATGAGCAACAGATTGACGCAACATGACCGCAACTCGTTTATCAGCGCAGTTTTGAATGATGTCCCGATGATCGACTATGACGAACAAGCTCGCGAGAAAGTGCAGAAATTTGCCCTCACGCTGCTTCCGGAAGGGGTCTCAGCTGCATTGAAGGCATTCCCGGATTGGTTCATGGTGACCATGTATATATCGCTTCCCGGAACGTTGAACAATTGCTCTGTGACAGCGAAAGACCGCAACGAGTTCGATAAGCAGTTGAAGGCAAATAAGAAACTTTGGGCAGAACTGGTTGCGATGGAAAAGGCGAAGAACGCACAGGGCACCATTCGTTCGAATCTTCGCGAAAAGGTGCGTGGGCTGGCATATAGCTGCACGACCGTAAATGCGCTCGAAACCCGCGCGCCCGAGTTCAAAAAGTATCTCGGCAAATCGACACCTGTCGTAGATCGCTCCGTTCCCGTTGTGCAGAACATCGTCGCTGATCTCGCGAAGGCTGGTTGGCCGAAGGATCAGAAGAAGCCAGCAGCACGCAAAGCAGCATAACCCCGCACCCTACCCGCTGCGTCGGGGATGCGGGTTGGCGGGATTGAAAACACATATTGGAGCGACGAAATGAGCAAGCCGTTTGTCATGAGTCAAGACGATGCCGTAGAGCTTTGGAATTCAGCATCCGGCGATTACTTTGAAGCACAGTTGGTTGACTACGCCGCAAAGGCAATCAACTTCTTTACCGACATGATGCCCGGTAGCGCTTCGAATACTACGGCTTACGAATGTAATAACGAGGCTTGTGGCTGGTGCGGAAAGCGAGACGACACGGTTCATCCAAAACACGATCAAAGCACGCTGCTTTGTCCTCAGTGCTATGAAACGACAGAACCCACCCCCTCACCGATCTCGGATCAAGTCGCCGTATTGGCAGACGATCAACCTGTTGCTTATCTAATGTCTCCGCCGTGCGAGGGCTCGTTCTGCACCGTCCACACAACGGGCGATCGGAATGCCTTAGAAGAGCACGGCTGGACTTTCTACAACGAAGTGCGTAACGAATTCACCGCTCCGGCGCCGGTACTTCAAGCCGTTGCGTGGAGGATGCCAAACGCATTTTCAAGACATCGCCACGATAAATGGCGCATCAGCCAAGACTTAGACGATTTTCCTGAGAATGGAGAATGGCTCTACGCCGCCCCGCCTGCCAATGCGCTTGTCGCGAGCGTGCCGGTAGCATTCGATCAGCACGAAGTGGACCACGGAACTCACATTGAGATTGTTCCGCACTACGCGGACGATACCGAGATCGATGCGAGACGTTACCGCTGGCTGCGTGATCCCGATGTCGATGTCGCGCTTGTGCTCGATAAGGTCACGGGGGAAGTTCCCACAACCGAAGGTTTGATCGGCGTCGGTTATAAGACCTATGAATACCGGTCGGGTGTTGAGTTGGACGCTGCCATCGATAAGGCCATCGGCGTCATAGCTTCGCCTGCCAGTCCCGCAGCGAGCGTGCTGACAGATGCGCAGCGAGATGCATTAGAGCGCGCTATCGTCGTGTTGCATCACCACCGGGATTTAGTAGGCATCAGCGAAAAGGCGGAGGTAACGATTCGCGCCCTCCTTGCAGCGTCTATGGGCGGAGATCGGACATGAGCACGCGCATCCCTTGTTCAGCCCTTCGCGCTGGCGAATGTCATAACGGGTTCCCAGTGACCGCAGCTTGTCATGGAATCGATGCGATGCCGCCGATTTGCATGCGCGAAGAATATTGCGGTCGAATCTATAACCATCTTGGCGGAACAACACTGGTGATCGCAAACGCGCTGAAAGCGTCTATGGGCGGAGATAAAGCATGACTGACAAACTTTTGCCGTGTCCACATTGCGGCTCGACTGCTCTTAAGACTGTCGGCAACGGTATCGGTGACACTTGGATCGAATGCATGTCGTGCGGCTGTGGGACTGGATTGTCCGAGTCGCACAAAGCTAATATTGATGCTTGGAACCGCCGTGTAGTCGCCCCCACGCAGGGCGCAGATGATACGCAAGTAGTAATTGCGGGTCTTAACGCTCTGCTTCATGACGCTCAGGATGAAATAGAGCGTCTGACAGCCGCGCAGGGCGCAGATGCGCGACCTGTGGCGATCTATCAATCTCGCCTGCACACCGACGATGAACGATCATGGTCGGATTGCTACGAGGCAACGTTCTATGCCTGCAAAGCATACCCAGACAAGTATGCAACGCGCATCGTCTACGCCACCCTCGTCGCCGCGCCAATCATTACGCCTGAATCGGTCGGCTTACCGTCCTATCCGTCCGGTCATGTAGTTGGCCCGTGCGTGTGCGGAAGCTGGCCCGGTGGAGCGTGCTTGAAGTGCAAAGTGATCCCCGCACGCGACGCAGCGCCAAGCGTCACACAGGAAATGGTCTGGAGCGCGTACAACATGTGCCCGGATCATGTTCAAGGACAACCCGCGCGCATGCGATGGATGGCTGAGTTTATCAATGCGGCTATCGCTGCTATCGCTCCAAGGGAAGAGACATGACTGACCGCGAAGAGTTTGAGGCGTGGTGGACAAGGGATGTCCCGCCAGAATACATGGCCACGGCGCGCATGCTGTTGACGCAATTGCCTGACAGCGCCTATGCAAGCGAACGCTGCCAGGCAGCATGGGAAGGTTGGCAAGCAGCCCGCGCCACTGCGGAACAGAGCGAGATAACGTCGGAGCCTTTTGGCTATGTGTATCGAATAATCGGCGAGTCGCGACCGCATGATCCGATGTATCGGTTCGCGAAGACCGGGGAGTTAAACCCCGATCCTGAGGTTGTAAGAAGCTGGACGAAGCATGCTGTCTATCTAACGTCTCAAATCTCACGGAGCCGGGATAGCGTGATCGAGGCGTGTGCGCAGGAGGCCGACAAGCTTTCGGTCAAGTATTGGGCTGACTACAAGCGCGGGAAAGGACCAGAGCGCGCCAACCCGTACTTCGAAGGCAAGTCAGACGGTGCAGAGGATTCGGCGGACGCTATTCGCGCCCTTAAGTCGCAACAAGACGCTGCTATCGAGCCAAAGCCAGCGGAACAGAGCCTGGATCGCATCGATGCTCAGAGGTATCGGTGGCTGCGGGCACAGCACTGGAACGAATCAAATATGGCCGTGGTTTGCGATCCGAAGAAGTCGGTCAAGCTTGGATACGATTGCCCGAGCGGTGAACGCCTAGACGAAATCATCGATGCGTCTATCGCTGCTAGCGTTCGAACCGCAATGAAAGCTGCCGTTGGGAAACACCTTAAGTCGCAACAAGACGCGGCTATCGAGTTGAAGCCTGCGGAACAGAGCAAACCAGCGGCGAAGAAACGAGATGAATCATGGCTCGATGCGGTCCATGGAAAGCGGTCTATGACTGAACGCACTGCGTCGGGGCCTGAATTGCTTGAACGCCTCGCTGCAAGTCAGAAGCTGGAAGACGTTTCCAACGGGCAATGGGCCGAGATCCATAAAGAACTGGCCGAAAAGACGCTGGCTCAGGTGCGTGAAATTCTGACAGATTCCGCGATCCCTCACGTCGCTGTCCGTGTTTGTCGTGCGCTCGAAAAGATCGACTTGATCATTCCGAATGCTGGTGCTGCTATCGCTCCAAAGGACAAGACATGACTGAACCAATGCAAGAACCGTTGACAGAAGAATTCTTAGCTAAGTGGCAAGATATTCAAAAGCACGGATATGACAGAGGGTGGCTAGGAATTGGCTGGGCTGCATGGCAAGCCGCCCGCGCCACCACAGAACAGAGCCTCGAAGCCTCCGCCATTTGCCAACGTCGCGCATCGGAAGCCCTCAGCAATCCGGCTATATCTGCGGATAGTAGGACAGCCGTGCATGCGGCTCTGGTGTGTGCGGCAGCGGAGATCGCTGCTATTGAGTCGAGGGCAGCGGAACAGCGCGCCGATGCGTGGATTAGTGTCGATGAGCGGCTGCCAAAAGCATGCACCGAAGTCCTCGTATGGCGAGTCGATTCAGGTCCGTTCATCGCACAGCTTGTTGCGCCGTGTGACGTGCCAGACGCTGACGACGAATCCGATGATCTTCGCTGGCTTGCTGATGCTTACGGATGGCAGGAAGGCAGTGAGAAGCCGACGCATTGGCAATCATTGCCACAAGGCCCGATAGTCGAGTCGCAACGAAGCGGGGATGGATCGTGAGCACATCGCAGTTGATTCTTGACCCGTGCTGTGGGAGCCGCATGTTCTGGTTCGATAAGAAAAATCAAGCGGTGCTGTTCGGGGATATTCGCGACGAAGAGCATGTGCTTTGTGACGGCCGGTCGCTGAACATTACGCCTGATGTACTGATGGACTTCCGCAAGTTGGAATTTGCGGCCGACAGTTTTCGCCTGGTCGTTTTCGATCCGCCGCACTTGCGCAGAGCTGGCGCCGATAGCTGGCTGAAGGCGAAGTACGGGATTCTCTCGGACGACTGGCGCGAGGACTTGCGCCGCGGCTTTATCGAGTGTTTCCGGGTGCTGAAAGACGAAGGGATTTTGATCTTCAAATGGAACGAAACACAGATCAAGGTCAGCGAGATTCTAGCGTTGACCGATCAGAAACCATTGTTTGGTCACGTGTCCGGGAAGCGCGCAAACACGCACTGGATCACGTTCATGAAAACCAGCGGCAAGTGAGTAACTCCCGCTACTAGCGGGAATGGGGATAGAGATGAGTGAAACGAAAACACTAGGTGACGCGCTGCCAGAAGAAATTGCGCGAGTGACAGACCTGATCCCGATCTATGTGTCGATTGGTCCGGTCGGAACTATCGCGCTAATGATGATGCGGGCATCGCTTGGCCGAGCTACACGCGCCCTTGCCAGTGGCGACATATTGGAAATGATGGAGTGCCTAGTTGATCTGCAAGGTTATTCGGCATGAGCCATAACGTGGAATCCGTACTTCAGATCGCGGCTGTTTATTTTGGGGTGAAGCATGGGAATCGCATCAGGTAAGCGCATCACGGCTAGGGAGGCGGCGGAGATCCTTGGCGTGCCGGACCATTTAATCTCCCGCCTTGATCCGCTCGGAAAGGTCATTAAGCGGTTCAAGCTGACACGCAAGACCCACGTTTATGACATCCAGTCTTTATATGAGTATCTTGAATCGTGCCAATCGAAACCATCACCAAAAATAAGCGCAAGCGCTACCGTTGGACGTTCAATCGCGTCATATCGGGATCTCGTGTCCGGCAAACCAAGCTTCTCCCTGAAGGAATTTCTGCCGCCGAAGCGGATGGGATAGCTCGTCGGTGGGAGGCGGACATATACGCAATCGAAAATGGAGAAAGGAAAGCTACGATAACGATTGGTCAGTGCGTTAGGAAGCACGTTGCCGATAAAAGCCACACATGGAAAGATCGCCGTGGCCGGATTCTCGCACTGGAGAAGTGGAGCGCTGAATATGCCGATCAGGATGCGACAGACCTGCACGACTGGTCTATAGCGTTCGCAGAATATCTTCGATCAAACACTAACCACGTGAAAAATCCGAAGGTCCCCGTGGTCGACGGGACGATTCGCAACATCCTGTCGTACCTGCGCGCGGCCATGAAGTACGCTCACAAGTCGGGGTTCCTGTCGGTGGATCAAACGGTGCGCATGGTGATGCCGAGCGCCAGCAAGGCGCGGCACAACTATCCCCAGCGTAAGCAGATGCTGCAACTAGCAAGGAAATGCCAAGATCGTGAAGTGCGAGCGGCAATTCGGATAGCCTTCTATTCGGGCATGAGGCGCGGTGAAATATTGCGGGCGATCCCGACGCCGAAGGGATTTGACTTGGCCACATCAAAGAACGGGCGCCCAAGAATTATCCCGATCCATCCTCGGATTGCTGTACTGGCTCGGAATGTGAAATTTACGATCTCGGAAAGAAGGTTCAGCAACGAGTGGGACAAGGCACGTGCTTTAGCCGGGTTCCCGAATACGCGATTCCATGACTTGAGGCATAGCGCGGCATCGGAAATGATCAATGCAGGAATTGATATTTTGACGGTCGGCAAGGTACTCGGGCATACATCGATTACTTCAACGCAGCGCTACTCGCATCTGCTGACCGACACTCTGTCGGGGGCAGTGAACAAGATCGGAAACAGGCGCAAATAGGGTGTGCATTTTTCTGCCGACAAGACATGCCCTACTGTGTTTACCCACAGGATTGACAGCGTCTTAGAGCCTTATGGAATGGTCGAAGCCTTACCCAGTAACTGTGCGGATGAACAGTCAGTTAGGATGCCAGATCCGGTTCACGAAAATCAGCAGAGAGCGCAAAACCTTTGATGCGCATGGCTTTGCGCGAATATCATATTTTTATTTTTGGAGGTAGTGGGCACTTTTCTGCCGTGCGCGCATTTTCTCTGCGAAGATACTGTATATCCAAACAGTACCGAGAGCGCGCCATGCACCACGTCAACCCATACGGCGAAGATCGGCCATGCTGGCTCTGTGAGCACTGGGGCGGCTGGGATTCGTCAGGCTGCTACGCCGTTTGCACGTACGATAATCACATCACCATCAAACAGGCGCCCCAACACGGATGTGCAATGTGGGTGAGAGCGATCGGCGCGGATGACGAGGATGACAAGCAGCGCGCGAAGGGCTGAGCGCTGTAGAGTGGGATTTTGCCGAGAGGCAGGGATAAATAATGAAAGTATCCGATCTGGAGGGCGTGCGACTCGACTACTGGGTGGCACGTGCAGATGGGTATGCGGACGGAACCGTGAGCGAAGCCGCAGAGGCTCTTGACGGGGAAAGCGATCCTCGCATTTTTACGACGTCGGCCGGCAATCTACGGATAGCCCGGAAAGATACTGTCGCTGCATGGGCGCCATCGACAGATTGGGCGCAAGGCGGCCCGCTCCTCGCGCGTATGGTCGAAAGCGGCGAGTATTGCGTTTGGGAATATGACGGGGTTGTTACCGTTTCGAACCGCGATCCCGAATGCACGCCGAACAAAAGGCTTGAAAACGGCGAACTGGACTGGGAAGGAGAAAGTGTGCTCGGGGAAGGCCCAACGTTGCTAATAGCCGCCATGCGTGCCTTCGTGTCATCTAAGTACGGTGAGGAAGTGAAGGATTGATGCGCCGCAGACTGCGGGCTGATTGATTTGCCGAGAGGCAGGAGACGAGTGTGAAAGTGAGCGAATTGTCGGGTGGCGAACTGGATCTTTGGGTATCTCGCGCAGAGAACAGGAAGCTGGATATGTTGTACATGCCCTCTACCGATTGGGCTGTTGGCGGCCCAATAATCGAGCGTGAGCGAATCGACATTCAACATGGCGGCTGGGAATGGGGAGCGTGGCGCGGCTCAAATCCTTTCTGGAGCCCAATAGGAGAGGCATTCGGACAAACGCCACTCGTCGCTGCAATGCGTGCTTACGTAGTCGGCAAGTTCGGCGAGGAAGTCTCGGATTAGGCTGATTGATCGTCGCTAATAGCGAGAGGAGAAGGGATGAAAGCAACCGTAGGTTTTCCGGGACTGCCAGTGACCGAAGGTTTCACGCAAATCGGTTTTGAGTCGCCCGGCTTCGCACCTGCGCCGACGAGTGTCGAAACGCTTCGCCACATTGCCGATACGATATCGGGTGATGGGGCGTTCATCATGCAAGGGATTTTGCGAAAGGCGGCGGATGAATTGGAGGCAGCCAACGTGCGCATAGCCGCTCTCGAACAGCGCGCAGCCCAAGCGGCAGAACTGGTATCGAAGGCGGTCAAAATGATGGCGCCCCCAAAGATTTAGGCAGGAACAGCCATCTTAGCGAGCGCCGCGGCCGTGGCTTTGTAGCCATCGTTGAACAGTTTTTGCCGCGTGGCGAGTGGCATGTTGCGGGCTAAAGTCGACGCATACGAAGTATCCACGAACACCATCTTCGCTCCGGCCGCCTGCGCCGCGCTCACGTGTGCCGATTCGCAAGCGCTGAGCATCAGATCGATAATCCGCATACCAAGCGTCAACAGGCTTAGCCGCGCGCCCGGCAGCAGCGGGGTATCGTTGCTCACCAACTGGATGCCTAAACGCGGCACATCGTCCATCACGAGGCTGTCGGCGGCGATGTTCGATGCCATTCCGCCATCCTGGTGAATCCGATCGAGACACGTCACCGGCTCAAAGACGAATGGCAAGCTCGCCGACGCGCGTACGGCCAGCGCGACAGGGACATCCGCGGCATTGTCTTTTGAGAAAATGAAGCGGGTATTATTTGTCAGGTCGGAGGTCACTGCTGAGAAGCGAATCGGCAATTGGCCAAATGTCTTGCCGCCGGTCTTCTCCGACAGGAACGCCAACAGATTATTCCCGTTGCAGAATCCCAGCTTGAACGCCGAAAACGGAGTCCACGACATCATGTCAGCCCAGTCGTGAGTCAATGCCAGCGTTTTCATGTCAGCGAGTGGCATCCCGCAGGCGTACAAAGCGCCGATAATACTGCCGGCGGATGTACCGATAATCTCGACGGGTTCATACCCTGCATCGATTACGGCCTGCAATGCGCCGGCGTGTGCAGGGATTTTGAATCCCGCCCCCGAGAAAGCTAGGCGGATCGGTTTCATCACGCGCTCGCAGCAACCGGAGCCGGCGCAGGAACCGGAGCATATTGAGCAAGCGCGGCCGAAACGGCGATTGACGCTGCAGTCAGGGCGATTTCTGCGCTGGTCTTGTCTGCGTCTTTCATCGGGCTCGCAGCGATGATCTTGATGGCTGCCGGGACCGCAACGTTCACAAAATCCTGAACCGAATTGATGGCCGGTGCCGGTGCGGAGCAAACTGTTGAGACGACTGCCGACGCCTTCGCGAGATCAGCCTGCTGATCGACGGTTAATTGCGCGGACATGGCCTGCAACGAGAGCAGCGTCGGACTGGCGACTGCGCATGCCTTCGTCACTTGCGTTTGAAAATTGGCGAGGATTTGCGCGGGCGTCTGCGTCGTGCCAGTCGAAGCACATCCGGAAAACGCAACACAAACAGCCGCTGCAGCGGCGATGAAAACGGCTTTCATGGGTGATCCTTACTTGGGAGCGAATTTAGCGGCAGTGACGGCCGCGGAAGTGACAGCAGCAGATATGTCAGATGCAGCGATGGCGGCGGCAGCGATCGGCGCGGCTGCATTGACGCCGGTTTCTACGAAATGAATGCGATAGATGCCGCCCGATTCCATGGCGTCAAAGTTGACCGAGGCGATGTTTTTGCTGTTCGTCACCACGGCGCGGCAGCAGATGACTTGCTTGGCGCCGGCGTCGTAGAAAGGCTCGACGCTGTAGGTAGCGCATCCGGCAAGCGTGACGAGCAGCAGGACGAGCGCGGCGCGGATCATTGCGCAGGCGGTGCAGTGGGCGTCTGGTCGGTCTGAGCCGATTTCTTGGCATCCGAGACGGCATGGATAACGCCGAGAGCCGCCAGCGCCGCCGTGATCGCTCCGATGAACCCATCGACGGGCGTACGGCCGAAGAATGCGAATACGCCCCAAGCCAGCATCAGCGCGGCGTAACAGGAAACTTTCAGATAGATGTTCATAGGTGCTCCGAGTTAGGAATCAGCCAGAGGCCGATGCTTTATCTTTTCGGACCAGTGCGGTGCGTCCGAGGTGACTTCGACGTTGAAACTCTTAAAATTCCCGAGATGGCCGAATAGCAAATGGCAATTCGCCCCGCCCCTGTTTGCCTCGCATAACGTCACGAGATTTGTCGGTTCGAGCTCAAGATCGGGATGGAGATGGAACGGACGGATGTGGTGCACTTCCAGCTTTACCGAGCCGCCGCAAACTTCGCAGACTGGATGCAGCGCTAGGTGCTGCTTGCGCACAGTGGACCAATGGCCCGAGCGCGCGGTGCCGAGCGGATGCTTGCCGTTGGCAGCATCGATGAGGTGTTTGATAACTGGCATGGCTCACCAAAAGAAAAAGCCACCCGAAGGTGGCTGGAATAATTCTGGAATATTTTGTAGTGCGTTTTGTCGTCAGTCTTCCCAGTCGGGAATCTGGACCGTCTGGCCAGCGAGCTTGTGCGTGCAGTCGCCGAGGAATTGAATCATTCCATCCTTGATGAAGGAGTGGCAGGTCTTAGGCGTATCAAACTCAGTCCAACTGACCAGCACGCTTGGACTGATGGTCGGGTGCTCGACGTTCTCATTGAACGACCAAACCGGATGGCCAGTGCCTGCGACATAAACAACATGCAGGGATTCGCAACCGGGGCACTCGAACAGCATCGAGCGCGTGCCGTTGTCGTGCATCTGTTCGTGGAATTTCATGCGATCCCCGATGCTTTTTTTCCTGCGGTATAGAGAGCGAGCCGTTCCGAATAGCTGTTTGGCATGGCCTTCGCGGTCGATGAGCCAAGATTCACCGCGCGGCTCACGCCCAAAAAATTCCCGGCATCAGCCAGCGCATTCAAATTTCGGTTGTACCAATACCAAGCCGAGGCCATGGCTGCGGCCCCCGGTTGCTCGATCAGCGCCGGCGTGGTCGTTAGATCCAGTTCCATGCCGATACCGCACAGAAGATAGTTACGTCGACCGGTGATGCCCATCGCGCGACCACGGAACAGCCATCCGTCACCGCTCGCTTCATCGCCGTTACCGTTACGATTTGCGTATGCACGGTTCGCGATCATCGGCGGCTTGTGGGCATACTCCTGCGCCTGTTCCGGCGTGAAATATTTGGAGAATGTCGAGAGCAAACCTTCTGCGCTGTAATTCAAGTTTTCGGACAACGCCGTGAGCCGTGCGGACTCGATGCCATAGGTCGCGAGGAATGCCGCCGCGCGCAGCGGCGTGTTGATCTGGTACTTGTCGCAAGCGGCCTGGAGCGGCTGAACCCATTGCGCAGAGCGCAGAACGGCCGCACCGCATGAGGCTGCGATGATTTGCGTGGTGAGAAGCATGGAAGCCCCTATTTCGAGCCAGATGTTGTTTGCGTCGGCGCGAGAACAGGTGTCGTGCGCCCTTGCACTAGAAACTCAAGCGTCGCCACGCGGGCGTCGCTATGCTTCATGTCATTTTGAAAATTTTGATAGAACTCTTGAATCTGCACGACCAGCCAGCCACCAACGGGTAGGCATGCAAGCAGAACGGTGCCGGTGATCCTCCACGCCCAGCCGTGGACGTTGATCGTGGATTCAGCCTTGCCGAGCCGTCGGTAAAATTCGAGGAATGCATCATCGTGTGACTTCACTTTCTCGCCAAGCTGCCCGATCAACTGCGCCTGCAGCTTCTGACCGAGGTTCAGTTCGATCAGCGTGTCCATCTTTATTGCGAGGTCGCTCAACAGCTGCTTGTTGTTCTCATGCCGCTCGTCGACCTTCTCGTCGAGACGTGTTATCTGGCTTTGCAATTCGGTATTCGTGACGGCTGTCATGTGGTCGTCCATGCGGTCCAGACATAAAAAAAGCCACCGCATGGGTGGCTGTGACGGGCGTAAAAAAAGCCGCCCGGAGGCGGCTTGGATCGGGGTGTCGGTTAAACCGACGCCCTTGGCGAAAGGGTCTGCATTTAACGCAGACCCTTGCTATTTGCGTTTCGGGGCTTTCTTTCCGGGAGGTGGAGGTGCCACTTCGCCGGGATCGTGGGTTCCCTTGATCATCGCGAATTCCTCCACCGACATGTTCGTGGCGACCGCGCGCACTAGGCGGGAGGCGAACTCTCCGAGCGTGTCCTCTGATGCCGTGAACGTTTCGAACATGTTGAGCCGCACCAGAAGCTCTGCAAACAGGTTAATGCCTCTCTTTTCGGCCGACGCCTTCATTCGTTCGAGGTAATCGGGCGGCAGCATCGACATCAGGAGGTCGTCGGCATTGACGGCTCGGGCGCCCCCATCGAAGCTATGCTCTAAGCGTGCTGATATCTCGCCATTCAGGCTTCTGCCGGTCGCCGTAGCAGATTCCTCAAGGCGACGCTTCAGCTCGGGCTGCAGCCGAAGCCCAAAGGGAACTATGGTCGAAACAGGAATTTTGCTCATAGCTTCATATTGTAGTCAAAAAGTTCTTGACCACATAGCTCCATAGTAGCTACACTACATACTAGCTACACAAAAGGAGTGACATGAAAACTAGCCAAATCTCACCACTCGGCGTTCGCATGCCCGACGGGTTGAAAGTGCACCTCAAGGAAAAGGCGATCGAAAACCGCCGCAGCCTGAACTCTGAGGTTGTCCGGCGACTTGAAGAAAGTATGAACGCAGAAAAAGTAAAAGCCTCGACCGACACGCTGGGGAGCTGACCGGTCAAGGCTTTTGAACACAACAGCATTCCCATAGCAAGGAACACTGAAATGAATACTAGCACACTGTCGACCATCTACAAGTTCGGGAACAACCAGATCCATGTCGTCATGCGCGATGGTGAACCGTGGTTTCTTGGCGCCGATGTATGCGCCGCAATCGGAGTTGATATCACGTCCGTTAGAAAGCTGGACGATGATGAAAAGGATCTGTACTTGATGCAGACCCTCGGGGGGCAACAGCAAGTAACGATCGTCAGCGAGTCCGGCATGTACACGCTGGTTCTGCGTTGTCGTGATGCAGTCAAAGCTGGCACCGTCCCGCATCGCTTTCGCAAATGGGTAACGTCGGAAGTGTTGTCCGAAATCCGCAAGGCTGGCTCGTACACCATTAGCCCGAAGCCCGATATTCCGCTTCTGATCGGCTCGCAGCAGCAAACCGAACTTGAGCGCGCGGTTCACGATCTCGCGACGCTGGCCGGCTCAAAGGGCCGGAACTACCGCTCGACGTGCCTAGCGGTCTGGCGCAACCTTCGCAACCAGTTCGGGATCCGCGAATATGCCCAACTCCCCGCCGCACGCTTCCAGGATGCGATGGATTTCGTTCTCGACAAGCGCGCGGAATGGGAGACCGACCAAGACGTGTCAGGCTACACGCTCGAAAACTTCGAGGACATGATGCACGACTTCTATCTTGGCGGCCGCGTACCGCAGCGCGTCGAAGTGGAATTGGCCAGACAACTCCTGATGCGCACGCGCACCGCGATCGTCGAAGCGAAGGTGCAGCTCGGCGCGCTCTCGATTTCCGATCCCCAAGTGCGGACGTGCGTTCGGAACGCCAAGAAAATCCTTTCTCGGCAAGCGCTGACCGTGACACCCGGGGCATGGCTCCGAAGCCTCTCGTTCCCGCTGGAGGCGCACTGATGAGCGCGAAACACGAAATCATCGTCGCCGACTACCAGGGCTTTGCCGTGTCTTTCACGGACGATGGCTGGTTCGATGCGACTGCTGCTGCGGCCAAGTACGGGAAGCGCCCCGCAGACTGGATCAGGCTGGATGAAACCAAGGCGTATCTAGATGCCGTTGCCGAGGCGATGAGAATAAGTGGTTCTGGCTCACTTATTCGGGCGAAGCGAAACAGCGGTACGTGGCTTCATCCGAAACTTGCCGTGAGGTTTGCCCAATGGCTGGACGTGCGTTTCGCTGTTTGGTGTGACATGCAGATCGACGGACTGCTGCGCGGATCCCACCCGCACTTTGACCGTCAACGTCTTCGCCATGAAGCCGCGGCCAGCTTCAAGGTAATGAGCCAGATTTTGCAGATCACTCGCGAGTCTCAGGGTAAGGCGAGCGCACCTCATCACTTCATCAATGAGGCGAAGCTCGTCAACTGGGCCGCGTCCGGCAAGTTTCAGGCGATCGAGCGAGACGGTCTATCTGGGCCCGCGCTCGATTTACTTGCCAAGCTCGAAGAGCGAAACGCTGTCTTGATTGGTACCGGAAAAGAGTACGAACAACGCAAGCCAGCCCTGCAAGCCTTCGCAGCCGTTTGGATCGCTAACCACACTCAGCTTATCGAGGCCTGAGATGGAAAACATACACGAAATCGGCCCGCTGACCAGCGACGAAGCCGCCAATGGTCACGACTTGGCACTAGGTTGGCTGATCAAGGTCAAGAGTGGTGAAGTTGATCACGATGCCGCCTGCGTAGGGCTGGCACGCGACCTCGCGACGTATTTGGCAGAATCATCCTCAGACGGCAAGATGAAGACGATCGCTGGAGCCTTTTCCGTATTTTTCGACCGACTGTAAAGCTAGCCCTGAAATAGAAACGCCCCGTCCTGTTGCAGCCGGCGGGTCGCTCTTCCTTTGACTCGCGCTATCATCTGCCCCTAACTATAAATTCGGGGTAAAAATGATTCGCTATCTTGCCGCGCTTGCGTTATTCGTTCCGCTCATGGCATCGGCCCAGCAGGTCTCCGGAGACAAACTCCGGGAGTGCGGCCAAAAAGCGTGGCTGTTCAGCATGGCCGCCCAGTTCCGGGACTCAAGAATGCCGCCCCAGGAATTCATGAAATACGTTAGCCATAACCACCCGAATCCGCTCGTCCTTGACGATACGTACATCAAGCGATCCGTCAACGCCGTCTATTTCGACGATAAATTCGCCGGGCTTAGTTCTGAGGTGCTCTATAGCGCGATTTCCGAAGCCTGCGCCAACCCCGCACCTCAGTTCCAGCCCGTTCAATAGCTTTCCTGGGCGCCCTTGCTGACCAGCGTCAGCGACGCCCGCAGGCTTACCCTAGCACCTCAACGATGACAATGCCGGGGCCGCCGCCAGTAGCGCTTGCGCCGCCACCGCCAGGGGAAACGGTGCCGCCGAACCTTGACCGCTATCCCTTGCTGGGAGCTTCCTCCGACAGGGCCCCAGACTGCGTGATTGGCGCAATCCACGCTCCATTTTCCAGAGTGCTGCCCACTACCGTGCCATCAGGCGCCCCCACAAACAGCACGGCAACCTCGGGATGAAAGCACTGGTTGAGCGTGAAGCCATCGGGCGGAACGAAGATTTCGACCGCGACGTTGTTTTGAATTCGTGCGTAGGTTGTCATGTCAATACTCCATTACCGCAAATCCTTGGCCACCGTTCCCGCCGTTCCCGCCGCCGCCGCTTATTCCGCCCATAGCACCGACGCTGTTTGCCCCGGAACCGCCACCGCCGCCAACACCTCCAGCGCCAGCGCCAGCAGTGTTACCACCGCCACCGCCTGCGCCGGGGCCACCAGACCCCCCTGGCGTGGTATTGCCGGATGCTCCGCCGCCGCCGGTGAAACCATCAAACGGAAATCTGATTACTGCGGAAATTGGGTTAACCGATCCAGAGACCGCTGCGCTATTCGCTGTATTGCCAGTTATATCTGGCCCTGCAAGCGCGCCAATTGCCGGCCCAAAGGCAGATCCGCCTCCGTAGATGGCCCCATTTCCTCCATTCACGCCACCGCCGCCACCGCTAGGGGCGCCGTTTCCCCCATCCCCTAACTGAGATCCCGCACCACCACCAGGACCAGCCCCGCCATTTGCCTGGAAGGTTCCGCCAATGCCGTATCCCCCTACACTGCTTCCTCCTCCCGTGGCGCTTAGTAACGATCCAAAAGAGGTTGTTCCGCCATTAGTTGCAGTTGATATTCCGCCCGAACCTATCGTTACTGCGTATGTCGCTCCCGGAACAACTGTGAAGACTCCATATGCAAAGCCACCGCCGGACCCGGAAAAGGCTCCGCCTCCGCCTAGTCGAACTCTGATGCTCGTTATCCCAGCGGGAATGGTAACGGTTTGGCTCGTTTCAATCGTTTTCCAGCGGCCAGATCCAAAAACGCCCATATATCCAGCGGGAAAGGCCTGCGCGGACGAGGTTTGAAAGACGCTTGCCGCCGCTGAATTGATTCCCTTAGGCGCACCCTGATACGAACTGACTGGGAATCCCAGACCTGAATCGCCTCTGTTCATCAGAAGTTTCCTCCGATTGCAAACACATTTACACCGCCGCTAATCTGCGTGTCCTGGACGGATGCGACCAGCGAGTACCCGCTCGGCAGAAGCATCGGCATGACGTTCGGATTGTCTACAGCCTCAAGGCCCGCGCCAACGTTGGCCGAGTTGCAGAACACTGGCGTCACGCCATCGACAGGCGTGATCGCCGGCAAGACGATCTCCTGCCACAGAAAATAGGACGTTCCGTTGTAGACGAACAAGCGGATCACGCTCGCTGTCGTGGCACCGATCGCGCAGAACGCAATGCGCTCGATGCGCGTGCCGCTTGAACCAGCAGTGAGGACCGTTGCCTTGTTCGTCGGCGATGTACGCGACGAATCACCGGTCGAGATCAGGCCTACACCGCAAACCGGCGTAGTTGCGAAATTTGGCGTACCTTGTGCCATTATTTTTCCTTACAGGACGAAGCCAGTTTGAAATGCTTGGTTGTACACACCACCAGTTGCACCTTGCGGAACTGCTAGATTGAAAATCCACCAGTCGCCAACGGCATCGGTGATAAAGAGCGCAGTCGATCCAGATTGAAGAGTGTAGGCACCGCCCGCGCCTGCCCCGTTGAATGCATCGGTCGCATTCGGGTTCAGCGTGATCTGGCCGCCATTAGCAAAGGCCGAGAAACAGAAGCCGTTCCATAGCGTCGAGGCCTGCACGAGATTGAGCGTGCCGTTACCGACGAAGTTGGCGAAGTGGTTTGCCGCACCGACAGTTGCAGAGCCAGATAGCGCAGTGATCGGCTCGTTGCCCTGTACGCCCGATGCCGTGACGCGCATGCTGCCGTCGGCGAGCTTGAGCGCCAGGTCCCCGGCGCCATCGTTCTTTAGGCCAAGGCCGATACCGAGCGCCGCGACCGCACCGAGCGAAATCGATGACCAGCCAGAGCCGCCAGTGTCAGGGTCGGTGACATTGTTGTCGGCAGTGCTCACCCACCACGAGCCACCCGCAGCAGACATCAGCGTCGCGCCCATCGGATAGCCGCCGATAGACGCCGAGAATGTCGCGTCGTATCGGACTGCGCCGCCAGCGTTGACCCACTGAATCCATGCGGTGATCTGGTTCAGGATGCCGTTCATATCCTGGCCGAATGGCGGGATCCCGCCCGAGCCTTCAGGGATGAACGTCACCGGCGGAAAGCCATCGGTGAGCGATGCCGCGCCGGGAGTGGTCAGTATCTGAGATGAGACTGGGATCGGCCGTATAAAGCTGCTCTGCGCATCTGCAGCGAACGGCAGAGGAAACTTGACAGGTATTTGCGAAGCTATCATGCCTATCCTTGAACTATGGTTGCCAAGACGCCACCCGGCCTCGGCAGCACATTGGTGTTTTGCAATATCGCAATCTGCAGCGCGGTCAACGTGAATTGAAACGTGTAGGTCATGGTCATGTTTAGGCCGTCCGTCACGTAGCAAACGAGGCCCGGAAACAGCGTTCTCAGGATCAGGTTCAGCCCCGGTATTGACCCGTCCCAGATGTTCGCTGCGGCCTTAGCCATGATGAGCGTTCTGAACGCATCATCTGAAAGTGTGGCGTTTCCAGCTAACGCCTCGCCGGAATAGAAAGGCGACTGATTAAACGGATCGGCACTTAGCGTCCCAGCCTCTTGAAAGCCGAAATACTTCTGCGTGATGCCGGGTATCACGCGAGTCACGCCTACAATGCGCCCCCACACATCCAGCCCATATCCGACCGCCGTCTCAATGTTCCAAAGCTGGTCATAGAACGCGTCGATGTTCTGAGTTGGATCAACGTTCTGCGAGAAGTAATCGATCCATTGCAGAATTACCGGACTGTTCGCGTACTGGCTTAGAATCGTCTGCGTCCAGTCGAACGGCTGTGACCCGATGGCGCTTTCGCCTATGACAAACTGGCCGATGCCGTTCGGTGCGGTCATGGCAGAGTGAGTTGGCTAGAGGGCCACGTCGGCGTTTGCCCAGCATTCGCCTGAGAATGAGCAAACTGCAGCGCGTAGGTGTAGTTCATCATTGATGTGGCGAATTCATTCCACTGCGCTTGAGTGAAAGTCGCGCTTGTGCCGTTCGGATCGAAGTAGGCGAAACTTGAACCGCCACCAGGGAGACCTCGGCCCGCTGCGATTGAGGTTTCTACGCTGGTGATATTCGCCTGCGCGGTTGCATTGGCGGCTTGCCCGGTGATAGAGGGAGCCGTGAACGTTCCGGTGTTTGAGGGAACGCAAACCGTCGAGCCGCTTGCGCAAGACACCGCAATGGGCGCGGCCAGTGCTTGCGCATATTGCTGGTCAGGTGTCAGTGTCTGAGCCGCTGGAGCGGTGAATGTCCCGTTGGCGTAGGCCCAGCCGATCCCAGCATTGCCCGTCAAAGGAACGGCGGAGTCGCCAGCCGGCGGGGTGTATGCGCTCACGCCATCCCATGCGATGACGTTGACGACGGCCCCGTTATTGACGAGGGCATAATTGCCTGCAAATGCGGGAGCGCTTACGAGCGCGAGAGCGAGGAAGAGAGAGCGCATCAGATCACTCCATTGATGTTGCACTCACCAGCAGCACCAGATCCGCCAGTGCCGTTGTAGGTTCCACCACCGCCACCTCCAGGCTGGGCGCCTGCGCCAGCAGCGCCAGAATTTGAGCCCGCCCCGCCAGCGCCGCCAAAGACTGATGTGCCTCCGGCGTAAGCCGTTGAGCCGTTACTGCCACCGCCACCACCACCGCCATAGACCGATTTTCCGGCAGCGGCATTCTGCGTGCCACCTCCTGCGCCACCCCACGCGGAATTTGCACCGACTCCGCCCCCGCCCAGTCCGGGCCCATCGCTTCCAGATGTTGATGCGCCTGGCGCGCCACCGGTGGTTCCGATCCCCACAGACAGCGATCCACCGCCCCCGCCCCCGGAAGGTGATCCGGCGATGAACGTGGAAGCGGCGCCGCCGTATGAGGTCAGGAGGGAGCCGAGCGTTGAGCTATTGCCGGCCGTACCGGGCGCCGACGAGCCAGCTACCGTGCATGTAACCGCAGCCCCGGGAGTGCCAATAGAAGGAAAGTTATACGGCACAGCTGCACCTCCTCCGCCTCCATAGACGCTGTTGGATGCGCCTGAATATCCGCCACCTCCACCACCCCAAAGAATCCCCGTGAATGCCTGATAGCCAGGAGGGATCGTGATCGTCGTCGTCGAGAGAAGCTTGAGCGAGAACGGGTTGAGAACGACGCTGTAAAAGTTCGTCCCGTCCGTGTTGACGATCCGCACTTCGCCCGGGTACATCACATACGATGACAGGCCGTCAACCGTTCCCGATGCGGGAGAAAGCGTAATGTTGCCCGTGCCTGCGTTCTGAACGATGACCCACCATCCGTTGCCGAGCGTCGTCGGCGAGGTAAGCGTCAGCGCCCAAGTGCCGGTTGCGTACAGAACGGACGAGCTATCCGTGCCAATGGCCGTATAGGCCGAAGTGTGAGTCGACCGCTTGAGTGTGCTTGCGCCCGTCGACCCATTCGATGCGAGTGTGATGCGGCCCGCTGCATCGTAGGCAAGAACACACGACGTGCACGTACCCGCGCCCACGCCGGTCGGCGCCATCATCGTTGACGTGACGGTGCCGGTATCGTTGCTACCGACGAGCGTTCCACTCGGCGGGAACGTGACGGCCGTGTTATTGGTGAGCGTGCCCGTGAAACTGTAGGTGCTGCCGCTAAGCGATACCGCATGACCGCCAATTGCATGAACCGCCGTAGCGGTAGAGCCTGCGGTCGAGGTCACATCGCCAGTGAACGCCGGCATCGTCGAGGAAGCTAGGATTCCTCCTGCGCCAAGCGCCGGGATATTGCCGCTTGCAGACCCAATGGGTGTTGAGCAAGCAGTCGAGGCATTCGAGAGGTCCGAGCACGCGGCTTGAGTGACAACACCCGAGCCGTTCCCGCGCAGCGCGCCCATGACCGCGCCAGCGCCGCCGTAGTTCGACCCGATCAGCGTGCCTTGCCACACCCCCGCCGTGATCGTGCCGAGCGTGGTAATGCTCGTCGCGCCGGTCCATGTGCCGGCTGCGATTTGCGACAGGATCGACGAGTAGGGCTGAATATTGCCGCCAGGCGTCAACCCGAGATTGGTCTGCGCTTGCGCTGCGGTCGTGGCACCCGTCCCGCCGAGATTGATCGGGAGACCTGCGGGGTTGTAATTGAGCTTTCCCGCGAAGTAGCTATTCCACTGGCCGGGAGTCGGCACTTGGCCGTAAGTGAATCCTGGCGCAGACTGGCCGAATGACGCGCACGACAGCAGGGCCATCGCAATGAACAACGAGAGGCGTTTGAGCATGGTTTAGACCGAGATGTTGATGTTTGCAGCGGAGGTGACGGGGAACTGATTGATCATCATCTGCAAGGACGTTGCGGTCATGGCGATGACGTTCATCGAGGCGCTCGCGAATGTCTGCGTGCTTGAAATCGTGTACGTTCCTGCGCCGCCCGCTGTGCCGGTTAGCTGATTGACGATCTGCGTTCCTGCGACGAGGCCTGAGGCAGACAGCACCTGACCAGCGGACAGGAAGCCGCCGGCGGCTGTCACGGTCAGCGTGAGCCCCGAGATCGAGCCGGTGATTGCAAAGGCCGGCGATGCCGACGAGCCCATAGTGAGCGACAAGATCATCGCCCACGGCCCCAGCGCGTAAATACCGGGATAGAACCGGCTCGCCAGGATGTTCGATCCTTGCTGTGACCGCGTGCCGCCATCGGCGCCAGCCAAGGCGTTCACGATTGCGGTCGAGATCAGCGCCGAAGCATTCGACGGGACCGAGGTCGAATTGATGATCGCGACGTTGAGATAAATTTCGGTATTCGCTGGCGTGTAGTGCGAGATCGAGTATGGGACGCCCGGAGGTGCATAGGGTTGGCTCGTGTCGTACACCACTGTTGTCGTGTCGCCAGGCATGGGGATGCCCGGTGGCTTCTTCGACATGATGGCCTGTGCGATTGCTGTCGCTGCGCCGCCCGCCACGCTGCAATAGATCGAGTTCGCAAGGATTTGCACGCCACCCAATTGCAAGGTTGTCGATGCCACGGTTTGCGAGATGCTCACCGTGTACGGGCTCGACGTCCCGGCGGTGATCGTTGTTCCGGGCATCATGCCGGGACCGCTGACGATCTGGCCGATAGCCGGCGTGCCGCTCGTAACGGCAGTGACGGTTAGCGCGGTTCCGCTGATTGAGCCGACGATCGTCGCTGCCGGATTGACGGCAATCGGGTATGCGTTCGGGTTGTCCTGCGTGTACGCACCGAGCACGTTCGGCACGCTCAGCACAGCAGCCTGAATCGCCTGCGTGCTGTTGAGCGAATTGCCGGAGACCGACTGTTGCCGGCGAAGCTCGAACGCCGCGCGCGTTTCGACGAGAGCGCCCAGTTCACCATCGGTGGCATTGCTGATCGAATCCCATCCCGGTATTGCCTGATAGATCGCGTTGAGCGATCCTGAAGGGCAAGCGATCGGCCCTTGCACGTTGTTCGCGAACGGGAGAACAATGTTGTCGGTCGTCGGTATCGTGCCGGCCTGCGTGCACGAGTACACGTTGCCGGCGGTGTCTGACGCCAGAGCGCCGACAGGGATCACGACGCCGGACAAACCGGTACACGTGCATTGGACCGTGGTCGACGCGGCCGGGATGCGCGTCATGAAATAGATTCGGCCCAGACCGTCTTGCATCCGGCCAGAGGCATACGCTGGGTCGACACCGTTCGCGAGCGCCAAGAAGGCGTCATTGCAGGCACCGATGATGGCCGTTTGACTCTGCGCGAGCTGGCCTTGCGAAGTGGTCAATGACGGATTGATGTTCCCACCAAAGGCGCTGCCGGCGTCCGCCAACGAGCCCGCCAGGATTGCGCTTTCTGCAGGCGCGATGAAGCCAGCCGGCCCGAGGCTGACTTGTGGAACATTTGTGGTTGGCATCGAGTAGGCGTAAAAAAACCCGCTCGAGGCGGGTTGATTGTCTGGGGCGAAGCGCGGTCTAGAAGCTGGCTGCTGTCGTCGTGCCGGTCGTGTCCGTGATCTGCACTTGGCCGGTGAGTTTTCGATTGACGACGCCAGTGATGAACACTTGTGCGCTCGCTACACCGGGCACGGTCATCGCTGCGGCTACGAGGTCGGCCTTGACCAGCGAGAGCGATGGGTAATGGCCGAGAATGTCTTGCCAGTACGGGACGCCGATGGTTTGGTCATACCAGCATTCCCCAAGAAAGGTGCGTATCGCGCTGCAGCAGTCCTGCGCTAGGCTGTACGGTGCGGACGCAAGGGCAATATTCCCGGACGCGTCGAGTGTCCAATCCCACGTTAGCGGGTCGAGAAAAATAGTGTTCATGATCAGTTAACCATCGTGCTGGTGTCTGCTTCTGCGTCGCCGTGGCTGTCATTGCCCTGCGTGTGGTAGTGGCCGCCGACAGACTTGCCGGCAATCACCACGTCGCTTTGGACATTGACCGGGCCAGCCATCGAAGCATTGCCACCCTGCGGCCCTTCGCCCTGCGTCAACTGGCCGTCCATCTCGATCGCGGGCGCAGAGTTGGTGATCTGCGTGCCGGCCGTCAAGCCGATGGTCTGGGTCGCCTGCAAGACGATGGTCGGTGCGGACAGATTGATTTGAGTCGGCGATGTTATCGCGATGCCTGAGCTGGAAAAGGCGATGTACTGTGTCGGGGCGCCGTTCAGCATTCCGCCGAAGTAGACCGCATCTGCCATGTCGAACTTACGTGAGCTACCCGGATTCGCTTGACCCTTATTGGCGATCACGCTCGATATATCGCGGTCAGCGAAGCCCGCCCAGCCGATGTCACCGACTTGCGGGTCAATGATGATCGCGTTTGCGCCACCCTGCAGCCGGAAGTACGGGCAATGGTAGATCGTCGCGTGTGGCGTTGCATTGCCTGCGCCATCGGTTTGATTCACGAGCGGCATGATGTCCACAAAGCCGACCGGCGAGACGCCGCCGCTGTTGGTGACTCCTATCACCTTGACGATCTGCATCGTCCTGACTCGAGCGAGAATCGACCAGACCATGAACGATTGCGCGTTGAAGTCTGACGCCGCCGAGTTTGGTGTCTGTATTCCGTTGTAGCCGTTGTTGCTAGGCATTGAAAGGTGATCCGCTAAATGATGTTTCCCACTGACCGTTAGGCGTTTCGCTTTCGAGATCGTGGGAAATTTGAAACATCACGAATTTACCGTTCGCAAATGGAAGGCTGCTTTGCATCTGACACGTTGTACCGATCTTCAATTGCGGATTGAACAGCGTCTTGACTGCGATACTGCCGCCCAAGCCGGCGTTCGTCGGATAGCCGATCATGCCGGTGCTCGGCGATATGAGCGGGATGGCGCCGCCGCGGCTTCCGCCCTTCGGCCAGATGGCAAGGATGCTGTTGTCGAGCGTCCAATTGATGTTTGCGGCATTGGCACACGCCTCCATCTGCTGCTTAGGCGAGCCATGAAAGTAAGGTGTGGCGAGCTTCGCTGTTACGCCGTTGTTCTCGAACGAGTAACCGTTCTGCACGGCCAGGTTCTGCATGATCGTTGCCACGTCTGCCGATCCAGGGAAGCTCAACGGTGCCGTCGATTTGATAGCCTCGAACAGACCTGCATGAGCCGTAATGTGCAGGGCTGAGTCCGGTGCGCCGTTCATGTCGACCTGCGCGAGCGATACCTGACCCGCAAAGATGGTGCTCATGCCGGCACTGGCGTCACCGGCCTCAATGAGCATCTGATAAAACTTTATCGTCACTTGCCCGTTGTCAAGCCTGCTCACGGTCGATAGCTGGTTCATCAGCGAAGGCGTCAGGCCGTGCACGATCACTGATGCCTCGCCCATTGACGGCGGCCCAGCATTGGCAATCGTTGCCTGCACTCGCAGCCCGGAGACCTTGACCGTATCGTACTGGCCGTCGAAGGTGTACTGCGTGCCGCTTGAGTCTTGACCTAGCTTGAACGTGAGATCGATGCGGCGCTGCACGAAAGCCATTAGCCAGCTCCCTGCAAGTCTGTCGTCTCAAGGTACATCAGCACGTAGCGAGTACCGAGTCCGGGGCTGCTTGGGTCGTTAGCACCCTGCGTGTCCACGAAGGTGAGGTCGCCAATGAAGCCGAGATAGAGGTCGCGCACGATCCGGTTCAGGTTCTGGCAAATGACTCCACCGATGATGAGCGATCCAGAGACATACAGATCGATGTAGAGCCCAGTCGATTTCTGATAGACATTGAGCGTGCAGTTCTGACCCGCAAGCTGAACCGAGAACGTCTGCGAATATGTGTCAGCGATGGGTATGATCTGCATTACTGGAAGCTCACGCTGTTAGGACCAAAGAGCGTCGCGGCGCCCACGGTCGGGCTCTGCGCCTGTACAGAGCCGCCGTTCTGCGGATCTGCGCCGCTCGGTTGTGCTGTATTCGAAAACGTGGTCGTCGCAGTCACGCGAATCTCTTGGAATGCGACATCCACGGTGATCAGTCCGACACCATTAGTCGCCGTCCTGCGAAAATCAAACCGGACAGCGTTGACGCTCTGTATTACCGCCCCTTCCGGCATGGCGATATTTACTAGCGTCAGGGACTTAACCAGTGTCGACACAGCGATAAGGAAGGCTTCTCTCACGCTATCCGACCCACCCTTGGTCATCCGCACGTTCGTGTCGGACGGCGTGGCGACCTTGTTGTACGACTGGAAAGCACCCTGCTCCATCGAATAGTTGGGCACCAGCAGTTCGCGCTTGAAATCGAGGCTGATGATGGAGTCAGGCTGTAACGCTACCGAGCCATCAAGATTGAATACACCCCACTTTGGCCCCGCGAACATCCCTAGAACGCTCTTCACATCGGAGACGAGCAGCGAGGCCGTGTTCGTTACGTTTGCGACCTTTCCCAGCAGCGCAGGAATTCCGTTAGCCATCAGCTGAGCCCTGTGTTTGCATTGACCGCGAAGGCGTACTGCTTGACCGCCGGCCCGATGTCCTTCGCGATGCCCTTCGCGTCGGTCGCCTGTGTATGCACGTTGATCTGTGCAATCTTCACGTCAGAAGTGGTCGTGTGATTGGCCGCGCCACTGTTGGCCTTATTCGCCGCTACTTGAGCACCCGCGCCGGATAGGTAGCTGTTCCTAGACGCCTCGAGAGATGCCCTCAACTGCTCGGGCGTGATTGACGATTTGTTGTTTCCCTTGCCGTCGTAATAGCTCTTGCCGGTTCGAGGATCAGCAACGCTCGCCCATTCTTTTGACGCCGCCAACATCGCCGCGCCGAGATCGTTGCTCTGGCCGTGCACGTAATCGCCAATCGCCTTGCGCTTGTTGTTCAGCAGGTACTGGTCGAACACCTTGTCCTGCGTGCCCTTATCGAATTTCTCATTGCCGCTCAGGCCCAGCGCCTTGACGGCAGCCGTCAGGTTTTCCGGCATAACTTGGTAGCGCCCGGCTGCCTTGAAATCGCCGGCCTTCTGCGCGGCCATGACTTCGTTGATCGTCATACCGGCGAGATTCTCTGTGCCGGCCTTGTAACCGTGCGCGGCGCCGCGGTTCACGCTGTTGTAGTCGCCTTCGCCTTTCGAGATCAGCGCGCCGAAAGCGGAATCAGCAATGCTTTTTCCGACTGCAGCACTTGAAGCGGCAGTGCCACCAGCGGCGTCCGGTGAGGCGCCCAACCGAGCCAGCGCCTCGTTTCGAGCGTCGAGCATCACCTTAGTTTTGTCGCCGAACTTGTCCTCAGTGATCGACAGTTGAGTCAGATCGGAGCGTAACTTCGCGATCTGGGCATCGGACTTTGCCTCTCCCGGAGATGCCTTAATTCTGGCAAGCTCGGTATCAGCCGCAGCATCGCGTTCTTGCTGCTTGTCTTCAGGCGATCCGGGTTTGGCCTTCTCCGTGTGCTTGCCGGTGATCGCATCCCACACAGCATGAGCACGGCCTTCGATCCAATCGAACGCAGATGAAAACGCCTGAGTTAGTGCAGCGGTAATTGCCGGGCCAAGGTTCTTGATCAACCCGACGAAGTCGCTGAAGTACTTCCCCAGATCGCCGACCAGCGCATTCCAGGCTTTGCGAATATCGTCACCGTTCCCGGTGAAGAGCGCGACAACAAGTTTCAAAAGGTCTTGGACGCTTGTCGCCCAATCGAGAAACAAGGCCTTCAGTGAGGCGAATACAGGGGTAACTAGACCCGATACAGATGCCCACTTGTCAGCGAAGAACTGCCAGAACCCGCCAAAGGCTGATTGACCTCCTTCGGTCCAGGTCTTCCAGTCTTCATAAAGCGCAGCGATGGCCCCGACAGCGATGCCGATGCCGGCCGCAAGCGCAGCAATGCCGGCCACCGGAGCGGCGAGAACCGCAGCGAAGACCGCGATCGTAGCGGCGAGACCAATGAACATGCCCTCTACCATCGGACGATGCGAGGACGCCCACTCGGAAAGCTTCAGAAGCCCGGCGCTCAATTGCTGGATATAGGGCGACAGCGACGTCAGTATCTTGCGGCCTAAGTCCCCGGACGCCTGCCCGAGTGCGCGCCAAGCCGCCTGCAACTGCTCCGCAGATTTGGCGTCTGCCTCGTTGGTATGGCCGATCTTTTCCTGCTCAGTCAGCAACGCCTGCACCGCCTGACGTCCCTGCATCAGAACGTTGACCGTGCCCTCGTCAAATCCCATTCCGGCGCCCAAGGCCTGCGCGCGAGCCGCATCCATGCCCTTGAACGCATCGGCTGCCATCAGCATGCGCTGGCTGGAAGTCGTCGCCTTGTCGAAATACTTCGAGATGTTGATGCCGCCCATCGCCAGGCTTTGAAGCACCTGAGCACCCGGCGTGCCGCTGATGGAGATTTGCGCCATCTGCTGCGCCATCGCCTTAAGCGAGCCGGACATGCCGGCGGCAGAGCCACCAGCGCGCTCGGCGACGCCCTGCCACGCCGACAGGTCTTCCGTCGACATGCCGATGTTCGTCGCCATGCGCCCGACAGCTGCATCGCCCGCTACGACATCCGACACGAACGACGATAGCCCCTTGCCGGCGGTAAAGACCGCGAGCATGCCAAGCGCCTGATTCTTGATCTGGCTGAAAAACTCGCCGGCTTGTTTGCCACGAAGTTCGAGCTCTTTAGCGGTTCGCGTGGCCTCGTCGTTCGTCTTCTTGAGCGCGACCGAGGCATCCTTCTGGCCCTTGGTGAATCCGCTCGCATCAAGTCCTAGCGCGACGACGAGGGAATCGATAAGGGTTGGCACAAGCTATTCCTCTGGTTTCGACGCGATGCGCTTGTTGTAGGCATCTACGCTGATTATTTCGAGCAAGTCGTACACGTCTTCCATCCCGAGCACCGTATCCAACTCAGCCATTGTTGCCAGCCGAGCCGAAATGACGGCACCGATCGTGCGAGGGACATTGACGTATTCGGCGTACTGCCGCCCGTCACCTAAATCAAAGCTCAGGTCTAGCGGGCGGCGCTCGTGAAAAAATTGGTATGCAGGCCGAACACTTCTTTGCGGAGGCGGAGGCGCGTCGCGACTTCCTCGATGTCGTCTTCGATCAACGCCCGAACGACGTTGGGGCGCGACGGGTCGGGAATGATCGAGATGCATCCAAACATCTCGTCCATCAACGGTTCGGCGTCTTCGAAGCTGAGTCCTGACAGAGCTTTGAGTCCGAGCGCCGCGATACCGGCCAGCCCGGCGTTTGCAATGTCGTCCGGGATTTCAACGCCGGATTTTGCCAGAGCGAGAAACGCGCGCATCGCCCACTTCTCTGACTGGCTGGGCGGCATCTCGCGGAGCAGAAAGACCTTGCCCTGATCGCGGCCGTCTGCGTCGAGGGTGATAGTGAGTGTCTTGCGCGCCATCAGGTCGGCACTCCAATAACCATCTGGAATTTCAACTGAAATTTCCGCGCGCCCAAAACCTTCTTGGCTTCTGCGAGCGGCGTGTAGTTGGTCAGCACGCCATTGGTGAGCGTGTACAGCTTGCTCACCGCCGGCTGCATGATGGTGCCGAAGAGAGCGTAACTTTCTTTCGCCGACTCTTCCGCCGCATAGAGCGACTCGAAAAACAAGTTGCTTGGACTGTCGGCTTGCAGAGTCACCGACATGGTTTTAATTTGGGGAATCCATCCTGAGCTGAGCACGCCATCAGCCCCAAGTTGGATTTCCTTCGTTTCTACCGCTTCGATGGAGTACATGTCATCGGAGCCGAAGCCGGCGATTTGCTGCGGTACTGCAAACAATCCAGCCGCGCCCAAGAAAAGGACGGAGTTCGCTGACGTGATTGAGGCCATCTAGTGATGCTCCAAAAAGAAACCCGCCAGGCTTGCGCGCGGCGGGTCGGAGAAAGGGGATGCGCTGTCCTGGCGGTTACTGCGCCGCTACCGACGCGACGTTCAGTTGCTGAATACTTCCGCCGTCGACGTACCAAAAGGTCATCGGTGGCGATTGCCGCAGCCCGCGCGTCTGTGCCGACGCCGGCTTGATCTGCAGGTAGTAGCCTTGAGATTGCAGCGTGCCCGCGATGTTCGTGCCTGCCGCGTTGTTCACCTGAGCGATTTGCGAAGCCGACAGCGCGACGTTCGGGTCATAGGTGCCGAAGTTACCAGCAGCAGTGATCGGGTCCTGCATCGCTGCGTTCACCATCGCATAACCGGCAGCGTCATACGGAATGCTCTTGACGTTGAACAGCAAAATCATGAGCGCCAACTGAAATTGACTGTTGAGTTGGATCTGGTTGATGTAGCTGTCCGCCCACGTGAACGGTCCACTGATCGACCCCGGGGCAAGGCCCACGAAGTTCTGATTGGCCGTTGCCCAAGCGCCGTAGTAGTTGTAGCCGTTTGCCTTGAGGTTGGCTGCGACTGTCGGGTCGGTAACGCCCGGCGTCAGGCCCGATTGACTCTTGTAGGCAAAGTCGACGCGGCCATTCGTCTCGGTAAAGTCAACCGAAGCGGCGACGGCGCAAGCGAACACGGCATGCCCGAGATTGCTCGGCTCGTAAATCAGGAACGTGCCGGAGATGGCCGATTGCGTGAGCAGATAGCCAAGCGACGAAGTGGCGCTGGTCGACTCGGTCGGCGTGATGTCCGTATCCCAGCACACATACATGTACCGGTCGCCCTGCTGACCGTTCCACGTAGCGAACGCCAGCTTTTGCGTATTGCCCGATCCGGCGTCCGGATCGAACGCGGTGGTGAACGTTGCCCAGTTCGTCGTCTGCGCAACGATGGCCGTCATCGCTGAGACGGGCGCAGCAGCGGCAGCGCCTTGCGACAGGACGGCGCCGGTCGCCTGGGTAAGCATCAGCGATGCGGCCAGCGTGCCGGTCGCGTATGCCATCGTGGCTGTCGCGCCGGTTGTGGTCGTCGTGAACACGAACGCACCTGAGACGCTGTCATACGTCACCGCGAAGGTCGGCGAGGTGAATGCCGCCTGAATCAGCACGGCGGCTGCCGAGAAGCTGCCGGCGCCCGCCAGCGTGATCGTGCTCGACGTTTCCGGCGTGCCATCCGATACGATCGTCAGCGTTCCCGTCAGCGCGTCGAGTTGCGTGAGCGTCATCGCGGAGATGTTGCCGCCTCGCAGATAGGCCGCCACCGGTGCTATCGGGTACTGACTGAAGAGCAGCGCGCCCGGCAGAACGTTGCCGAGCGTAAAGCCCGCGAAGTAAATCGCTGCATCTGCAGCCTCGGGCGACATAGCGCCGAAGTATGCATCGACAGCCAGCGACGAGGGGAACGACAGCACGCTACCAATGGGAACGCGGGTATTCGTGGTCAGGATCAGGCCGCTCAGATCCAGCGCCGAGCCGCCCGCGCTGATGACGCTGGGAGTTGCATTTACGAGTGCAGAGGCGGGAATCGACGCCATAGAAGCTCCAGAAAAAGAAAAACCGCCTCAGTGGGCGGCGTCAGAAACGAAAAACCCGGCGCGCGGCCGGGTTCGAAAGGGGGTGTTGCTGGATTACAGCGGGTATGTCGCGTCTACATTGACGAGGCCGACATTAAGCTGGCTCGCGAAATCTTGCGGCACGGTCAGCACCGGGTTGCACTGCATCACGACATCGACAACCCATCGCTCTTCCATCTGCTGCTCACCGTTTTGGTATGGCATCTGATGCGCGTCGTTGGCGTAAAGCGGCGTTACGTCGAAGCCGGATAAAGCAAACGCACTGGTCGCAAATTCGTCGCGGAATAATGTGGTGATGATCTGCGAATTGTCGGCACTAGCCGGTCCGTGCACATCGAGCTGCACGCTAACCTGCGTAGGCTGAAGCACGGTCTTGACGCCGGCCGCAATCGTCTGGATCGCAATCGTCTGCGAAGGGCTGACCGTATAAGTACCGACGCCACCGGCTCCGGTTCCAAGCGCGGTGACAGTCGTGTTCGCAGCAAGGTTGGCGCCGAGCAAAGTCGAGCCTACCGAGAGCGAGCCGTAGCCGACCGTCGCGATGGTCAGCGTGTTGCCGGCAATAGACCCGGTAAACACGGCATCCGCGTAGGCGTCGACGTTTGTCTCAAGGCGACCGCGCAGCGTAGGCGTCATCGTGACGAAATCGGGGCCGACTGGTTCGGGTACGCGGTTATCTTGGCCGCGCACGACTTCGATTCCTGTCGGCAGAATGGATAGCAGGAACGAACGAAGCGCGGTCAGCGTCTGGCTTTCCGTGAGGCTTAGGGAAATGCTCATTGGTTAGCTGCCATTTGTCGCGTGACGCAAAATTTCGTCCAGCCGGCTGTCGCATTCCAGTCTTCGAACTGAAACACCAGCAGCCACATCGAACCGTCCGGCAACGTCACCAGATCCCCGCCTTCCTGAGTGGAGCGCACAACGGCATCCCATTCGCCATTGGCGTACATCGCCTTGCGCTCGCCCTGGAGGTTCAGGCCGCTGACCTGAATCAGATCGTTATACTGAAGTGGCTGCATCTGGACTGGGATGTCAATCGCAGTGCCATACGCCGGCACGCGCTTGCCGTCGTCGTTGGTCCCGTAGCCTTGCGAAGGCTGGATCGATGCCGTGATCCACGGATTCACCGCAGCCACGTAGGCACCTACGATATTGCTGAGGTTCATTCTTGGACTTCCGAGTCGACGGTATTCATCATGTGATCCGAGTCGACCAAGGGTTTATCAAAACCTTTGCTTGCTACGGTCGAATCCGCGTTGCTTGGAGAACTGAAGTCTCGAATCGACTCCTGCAACTGCTCTGCGACGTGCTTGCCGAGACGCCCCAGCGCGATGGTCGAATCGTAGTTCGCCGCCTTGATGATCTTTCCGAGATCGGCTGGCCAAGCGCCCTTATTCTTTTGGATCATTCCGCGGAAATATGGCCGTGCCGGGATTTTGACGGTGTACGCCTCAACCTTATGCACTGTCGAGAAATTCGCTTTTTCCGCTCGTACGAACCGACCATTCTGATTGAAGGTACCGTCCGCCCTGATGCTGCGATTCACCGTCACATCATGTTCGGGAATCTTCGCGGTCCCGCCATATTCGTTCACGAGGGCGACGTAGGCGACGGACGTTCCATCGGGATAGGTCGCGCCCTCAAGGAAGCCGACATTCACGGTCTTGGCCTTACCGACCTTCTCGGCGATCTCGCGCAACTTCGCTTCCAACGCTTCGCCGCCGGAGAAAGCTTTGGTGGCCATTACCGGCGACCCCACCCGGCATACGGATCCATAGACCGGCCTGGTGACGCGATATAGCGCATGGTTCGGTACTGGGCCGTAGCCTGCCAAAACGCCGCGCCGTATTTGGTCGACTGAAACCATTGCACTGACCCGGGCGGGTAATCGTTCTGCGCTGCGACCGACACACTGCCTTGCGCGGCATTGCTGATCCGCCCGACGAGCGGGGAGGATGCCTGTCCGTTGAGCGGCGCGTTCAACGCGGCGATGTGCGCTGTCATCATGTTCAGCAGCATCGAGCGCTGGCCGCCGACGCTATCGTCCCGGATGGGGCTGCACGGCGTGTTATCACAATACAACTGCGCTTCATTGAAATATTGCTGCGCAAGCGGTTGCGAGATCGATGTAGCGAGATCGGGGTATCGCGTCGACCACGCGACGTAGTCAAACGCGACGACGCCCATGATCAGGCCTTCTTCTTCATGTGATCCGACTTCTCGATACCACGCGGCAACTTGTTCGGGTCAAGGCGTTCGAGCCCTGACTTCAGCGTGGTCTTGTCGCGCGCTTCGGCTTCCAAGCTCATGGTCTTTTCATGCGCAAAGATCAACCCATTTCGGACTGCATCGAGTTCTGCGTTCTGAGCAAGCCACGCGTCCCAAAACTCTTTGTCGACGTTCGGCGTGAGAGCAAAGCCGCCGACGATCTGTGAATTCGGTGCCATGTTTTGCGGATGCGACCAGCCTTCCAGCGTGACGCGCTTGGCGCGTTCGCGGGCGACTTTGATGGCGCGATATCCGCCGCCCATGACGGGCTCTTGCGTTTCGACCATGTCGAATACGCGCATTACTAGGCCATGCGGAAGCTTGCACGCTACGGCTACTGTTGCCATGTCAACCCCTCTTAATTCCGGTGAAATAGAAAAGGCCCGCAACATTGAGTGCGGGCCTTTTGCGAACTGCGGTTGAAGTCTTTAGACGCCGAGCAACTGAGCGATGCCGAACGGCTGCCTCAGGATGCAGCCCCAGCTTCCCTGCGACATTTTTTGCTTATACGAAGACAAGTCTGGGATGATGTTGCTGCCGCGGAGCTTCTCGTTGAACGCCATGTAGCCGGTGTCCTGGCCTTCGACGCTTTCGGCGATCAACTGAACTACTTCGCCGGCTGCCGAACCTTGCGGGTTCTGTGCCGAGAGCGCGCCGTATTGAACGGCGGTCTTCACCGTCATGTTCGGGAAATTCTTCTTCAGAAGATCCGAGACGTTCACGTTGTAGCTGTTCGTCGCGGTCAGCGCGACTTGCGAGACCGGCGACAGTGCCAGCGTCATCTTCGACATCTGGTCGATGTTGCCGGACGACTGGATCACCAGTTGCACGAACACGCTCTGGATGTCGGCATAGACTTCATTGGCCGTGGCGTTGATCACGCCATTGACAATCCACTTGACGCCGCCTGCCGCCTTCGTCGCCGGAGCGATCGGAGCCGACAAGCTCGGGTCGTTCAGCAGGCCATAGTTCTGAAGGCCCTGAACGCCGTAGAAGTACGTCAGATTCTGAAACTTGTTCAGGTTGACAATGGCCGATTGCTTGAGTTCAGCGGCCCAGCCAATCTTCGCCAGACCCGCGCGCTCCATCTCCAGTTCACCGTATTCGATCACGGTCTGGTACAGATACGCTTCGCGTTGCGGGAAGTTCGTGTTCGCGCCCGAACGGCCATCGGCGGAGAAGTCGCCATAGCTCGACACTTCACCCGTGTGCTCCACCACCGGGAACATCGCAACCGCATCGACAAACGAGCCCTTGCGGACTTCGCCGAAGATATCCGCCGCGGCGTTCTTGGCCGTCAGGATGCGCAGGATGTCCGCATCGACGAAGGTTGTGAGAAACGCCGGCACACCGCCGTTAGGGGTGGTGATGAGTGCGGGTTGCGCATCCATCGCCAAGGCGAAGTCGCTTTTCCATTCCGGCTTGGTGAATTCGACGGCGCCCGGGAAGTTGATGCCCCAGTCACGCTCGAATACGGCCAGGTCTTGATTTCGTTGCATGGTAATTTACCTTTTCCTGGCTTAACCGAGGAGGTGGGAAGACATCTTGACCAGCTCGCCGGGGTTGCCGACGGACAACGCGATCCATTTGGTTTGCGTGCCTGCTGCGACGGTGATCGTGGTCGACGCGGCCGTTTGTCCAACGTTCACTGCGTAGGTGCCAACACCGCCGGTACCTGTGAGAAGGCCATTTACGTACGTGCCCGCGGTGACGCCCGAGCCAGAAAGCGCGTCACCGATGCCGATCGCGCCCGAACCCACGGCGGTAACCGTGAGCGTGCCGCCCGAGCCGGTGATCGTCGTGCTCGCCACCGTCTGGCTTGCGCTGACCGTGTACGTGCCGACACCGCCAGTGCCCGTGAGAATCGCGGTGATCGTGGTGCCCGCGGTGACGTTCGTTCCGCTGATGCTTTGGCCGACAGTGAGGACGCCAGTCGTGACGGCGGAAACCGTCAAGGTCGTGCCAGCGATCGAGCCAGTAACCACGTTTGCCGCGATCGAGCCCGTGACACTAGCGCCAGTAAAGTTCGAGCCGAACTGAACTTGTCCGGTCGAGTTGTTCGTATATGCGGCCTGACCGATGGCTGATGCCGAAGCGCCAGCATTCTTCACCCAGAAGTCGCCCGAGCTGAACAGCGTGGTCGGCAAGCCGGCAGGCACGAGCAGCGTGCTTTCGTTGAGGAATGCCGTGATCAGCGCTTGTTGGGCGCGATGCACGAAGCCTGTCGGAGCACCGCCGCCGAAATTGCTCACAGTGCGGTTGGCAGCATCAGCCCATGCGAAACGGCCGATCGTCACGCCAGCCGAGCCAGCTACGAACGCACCCGGACCGTTCACAACCGTCGTGCGCGGGTTCACCGACGCGAAGTCGCCCTCGACGCCAACGCCAGGAACTACATTTACTTGAGAAGGGAACATGTTTTCTGGTCCTTATACTTTGCGAACGGCAGCGTTCGGGAAGCGTTCAGCGAAGCCTTGCGGGCGAGCGCTGTCGGCTGCGATGCGAACCGGAGTGGTGCCGGGTTTCGGCTGCGCTTCCAGCACTGCGCGGAAGGCGCTTGGGTGGATGTCCGAGACATCAATGCCCATCGTTTCGAGTGCGGTCTTGTAGACGAACTCCGCGCTGTCTGCGGCGATGGCCAGCTTGCCGACCCACGGTTGCACGGCGACTTCCGCGTGAGCGATGTCGCGCATGCGCTTCACGGCGGCAGCTTCGGCGGTCTTCACTGCCGACTTAATGGCAGCGTCCATTGCGGGCTTGCTCACCGAGTCGTCGTCTTTCTTGGCGGTCGCCGGCGGTGCGGGCGTACCCGGCGTCGGAGGCGGAGCATCGAGCGCGGGCTTCTTGTCGTCAGGCGGGTCTTTCTTGTCGTCGTCTTCGTCGCCGGCCAACTTCAGGCCGCGCAATTTCCCTTCGACATCCTTCATGTCTTCATCGCTGATCTTGCCCTTGAGCGAAGCCAGGATGTCGTCGACCGGGCTTGCATCGACAGCGCCCGCGCCGGGATCGGCCGGCATGTCGTCATCGAGACCGACGTTGTCGTCAGGATCGCCGAGCGAGTCGAGCAGTTCGACGATGTCCGCGAGGTCTGCGTCGTTCGCGAGTTTCGGCTTGATCGCGGCCGCAATGAGCGGCTTCGACGTCAACCAGTTCGCAGCAGTGACGCCCGCAAGAATGGGGTTGAGATTCAGCTTTGCGTCGGCTGCGAGTTTTGGCTTCAAGGCCAGCAAGGCCCCTTTCACCAAAGCGGCTTTCCGAGAAAGGGGCTTCTTGATGGTCATAGTTTGAAACTCCAAGGGTTTGCTGTCGCCAATGACGACGTCCGGTCCTGCTCTGCCGATCGGCACCACGGCTACGTGATTGCCGATAATGTTGGTCATGCGCCCGTCGAAATGAACGCCTTCGTAAGTGCCCGGCTCCATGACTGCCGTGTACCGATAGGCACATGACAGTTCGCGTTGCGTCTCGTTTTGGATGCCGTCGATTGCGTCTCCAGCCCATACGACAAGGCTGTTTTGCAAATAAGGTGCGGCGAACACAGCGTTGGATCCGGTCGATCCAACAACCAAATCAGGCTGGTGGTCGTCGGCTGAAACCGGTATGTGTTCACTGAGAAGAGGAATGTTGTTGAACGTGGGGGCCGCCTTTTCAAGCTCGTCCGGGTCACGCAGCAACTGATAAATTTGTTTCGGGTCAAGTCCGAGCGATTCGGAATCCGGAATTTCTGAGCCCTGGTACGGGTTCACCGTGGCCTTGGAAATATTGGCCACTTCCACGTGCAGCCTTCCGTCTTGGTCTATCCGGCGGACCGAGCCCTTATCGAAGGCGAGGCGGTCATGCTTCGAAGGTGTCATTGGCTTTCGGCGGACGTAAAAAAGCCCGCACAGTAGCGGGCTCTGATGGAATGAATTTGACTGGCTATTTCACTTTGATGCGCAGGCCGCGGCACATCGCCTTGCCTGCATAGAACAGCGCCCTCTTCTCGCCAACGAATCGCCACGTGCTGAAGGCCACCAGATAGGCGAGCGGCTTCGCCCACCACGCTAGACGCACGCTGACCGAGATAGCGATCTGTGCCATTTCAATCTCCGAGGCCGGGTATGACCGACTGGCATGTGCACCGGCAGCGCGGCAGTTGACCGGGCAGGATGAATTCGCCATCGATCTCGCATCCCTTGGATACGTCGAATAGCTCTCCCTTCCCGCCGTCGGCGCGACCTGCCGCGAGATGCGAGATGCGCGGGTGCTTGCCGGCGCCACTATGCTTCCAGCGAGCCATCGTGATGCCGAGCTCGCGCTGTCGCGTCTGGTTGATGACCGCGGTCATCTTGTTGCTTTGATCCTGCGCGATGAATGCCGCGCGGCGCTTGGTAATATCGAACCGTTCCGTCAAGGCGGCGGTAAGCCCGCCAAGATCGCGCCCGACCTGCATGTGCCGCATGACCAAGCCCTCGACTTGCGTCAGGTGCTCGGAGGCAATGCTGCGGATCAGTCCAACGTTCTCGCCAATCGCGGCTTGCATGGCATTGTTCACTTCCGCCGTGGTTTTGAACTCGACGGTGAAGCCTGCTTTCTTCAGCACGTCTTTCAACTGGATGTCTGTGGCGCCGGCCGCTTTGTCAGCGAAGTATTTCGCCAGCGCGGGCGCGCCCTGATCAAACGCCTTGAGCCATCGGCGCGACATGCGGTGTATCGCACGGCGCATTGCATTGGCTGGGCTACCATCTCGAAGCGACTCGAAGCCGGCATCCTGCGCCATGCTGGGCGGAGGATTGGCGCGCCACTGCGCGGTGATCCAGTAGACGAGTGACTTGTGCAGGGCCGAGACCCACTTATCCAGCTCACGCTGATAGCGCGCCTCGACCCCGGCGTTCGGTCGCACGGCGCGGAGGACGATATCCTTGCCGGTCGGAGAGACGAGTTTTGCCATCAGGAGGCGCTATGGACGAGGAAAAGTACATCGATGTTGATTACGTCGGGTACGAGCACACGCACCCTAAGCGCGTCCTCGTTTATATCGGCGAGAATGACGAGCACCCGGCGCGCTTCAATCTTTACGACGCCCTGGAAACGCAACTGGACATGTTCGCGAACCCCGATGAAACGATCAAGCGCGAGGCAATGGCCCTATTCGAGGCCATGCGCTTTGAGTTGTCGGCGATGATCTCGAAGATTGATGCGATCAAGTACGACTAGGCCGCCGCCGGCTCTTCTGCCGGCTCCTGCTGCCCGCTGATCTTCTCTGCTTTCTCAATCGGCCCCGATTCGGGATCCGGCAATTCCGGCAGGTCTTCGTTCAGATCGAGCGCGGCATACGGGCCGTCCTCTTGCGAGGCAAGCCGCACGCGCGCCTCCTGCGGACTGATCACGCTTGCGCCGATCAGCTCGATGTCCGTGTCCGCTTCAACCTTGCGGGCATTCGCCATCTCCAACTCATTGAGCGGTTCGAGCGGCTGATACTGAAACCCGATCTCCGGGTCAATCTCGCCGTAGAGCGACAACTGAATGATGTTGATGATCGCCGACAGCAACGGCGTGAACAGCGCCTCCTGCTGAGCCAAAATCCACGCGTACCAGACGTTCAATTCGCCTTCGCTGGATGCATTCAGGCCGGATGGCGTAATGCCGAGCAGGACAATGAGCGGGATGCCCGCGACGGACGACATGTGCTCTTGAGCCTGCGCCTGGAGCTTATCCAGCCCCGTCAAAGGAACCGAAACGTTGAAAAGCTCCTCACCGTCCTTATCGATCAGCATCATGTTTCGGTTGTCGCGGCTCTGGTTAAAGAGCTGCGCACGGCGGTCCATCTCTTCGCCGCCACCGCCATTCAAGACGCCCGTGAGATTCGTCTTGAGGCCAGTCATGCTGAAACCGTGAACCAAGTCCGATACCGACTGGCGAGTGCGCAGCCAATTGTCGATGTACGGTTTTGCCATCTGACTCAGGCTCAGGCCGCCGAACGCATAGGCAGGCTTGAGCAAGTCCGGAACCGGCCGGCTTACGAATGTCAGCAAGCGGCTGGCATGGACTTCGTCTCCCATCACAAACCAGCTCTGTGGCTTGTAGTGACCGGGCTTGAGCGGACTCGTGCTGTTATAGGCGTTCGGATACGTCCAGATTGGCTCGATGACGCGCAGCGCCTTAAGTGGAACCTTGCCAATCTTGGCCTTGGTTATCACGAGCGGCGTCTTCAGTTCCTGCGCGTCATCCGTGTCGCCGGTATCAATGTAAATCTGCGAGCGCCCGAAATACCCATCCTGCTCGGCTGCCTTCTGAAAGGCAGCCTGAACGCCCAGCCGTTTCATCTCGGCTTCGATATCGCGCAACTTATCGGACTTGTCGTTATCGCCGGTAGCCTGCAGCCGGATCCATTTGCGCGTCATCTCCTTCGCGATGATCTCGGCGGGACGCCGATACTCGGGCCGCTGGGAAAGCTCCGACAGATAGGCGTAGCCCATGAAACCAAGGCCTTCCGCGAACGCGCTATCGACGGCGTACGCGTAATTCGCATCCATCGCCGAGTCGCACGCCATCTTGGCTTGCGCCGGGATGACGCCTGGCGCCGCTGTCGGCAACGTGTAGGCGCTGGCCTTCGGCGCACTGGCCGCGAGCGGCGTAAGTAAAGCCCGTTCGCTGATCTTCATCTCGTCCGATGCGGGCGCGATTACGACCGGCTCGACGCGAACTGGTGCCGGCGCAGACTTCCGCCAGGATTTGATGAAATTGAACATTTTGGTTACGCCCGCTGAAGCGCGGCTTCTGAAATGCGCATAGGGGTAGCACCCGGAGCGAAGGCCATAACGATCGCGTCGGCCAAGTTGGGAGACGGAACTTCGCGCTTGCTGAGATCCTTCTTGCTTTCCACCTTCACCTTGCCGTTGTTGTCGTAGTCGCGCTTGGGCGTGGCCAGCTCGTCAATCAATTGCTCAAGGAATGGCAAATCACTCGAAAGACTGATCATTTCGTCATCCGCGAACTTTTCGCCGTTTCGAACGGCGTTGTAAGTGTTACGGAATCGATCAGCCAGTAGCCACCACGCCTGCGCCTTGATATTCGAGAACTGATCCTTGTTCTTCGTCGGGTGCGAGTAAACGGCCTCTGGCCTGAACACAGCGCCACCGGCATTGAATTTCGCATACGTAATGCGCGGCATGTTCGGATTGGCGGCGTTCAGCTCACCAAACTTCGCGCCGGCCGTCGCACCAACCCCGATCGAGTCATACGTGACAGCCGCGCCTCGATCCCGGGCTGAGTGATAGACGCGCGTGCAGGACTTGAGCAATTCGTCCTCGCCCGCCTTCCACATATCGGCCCACAACACCAAGGAGCCGTGCGCGTAGACCGTGGCGCATTTATCCGCACCGGAGTCTGCAACGTCGAAGCCCATGCGTTTCGCGCCGGATGCCTCCCAGCCGAGCGCCTTGTGCGCATCAACCGCGGCCATGATCCACGAGCGCTTAATGATCGAGCCTTCGTCGTCATCTTTCGGCTCGCCTAAATAGATATGGCGATACTCGTCTTCATCCTCAGCCTTTGCGGCTTCGATGATCAGACGCATCGTTTCAGAGAGAAACGGATTTTCGTCAAAATTGATTCTGCGAACAACCGTGTTCGGGGGAGGATTCACCACGAACCGCTTGTAAGCGAAGTCGGTCGCGAGCTTAGGGTTGAAGATCACCCAAATCTGCGAGCCCTCTTTCCGAATCGTTGGCTCAAGAACCTTCCACTGCTCTTCGGTGAGGTTATGCGCCTCCTCGATCCAGAGAATGTCGATGCCTTCCAGCGACTTGATTTCGTCGATGGACCGCCACAAACCGTAAAACATAAACTCACTGCCAGTCTCCCGGCCAGTGATCTTGTTATCGATGATCTTGAACTGGTCAAGCAACCCGAAGCGTTCAATCTGGTGCTTCAGCAGCGTATAGACCGATTCCTCTATCTTGTTCTGAAACTGCCGAACGCAGAGGACGCGAATCTTGTAGTTGCTCGCCAGGAAGGTGGCGAACCCGGCTGCGTCCCATGACTTCGTGGACGCGCGACCGCCATACAGCACCTTGTTGCGCGCCTTGGCTTGCCAGAAGGGGCGAAGGCAAGGATTCAGCGTTGGTTTAAGCGTCGTCCCCATAGAAGTGCGAAAGTCCCGACGGTGCTCGATCATTCCCGGCGCCCGGGTCAACAGTCAGCCCGTAGGCTTCGCGCTCCAATGCAACCAGCGTTTTCAGTGTCTCGGCCAGCTTCTTCATGCTGTCGACTCGCCCGGCGCTGGATATAACCTTGTTGTAGAGATCGTTGCGCTTGTCATTGCCGCGCTCATCGGGTGAGCGAAGGATTTCCCCCAACTCGTCGAACAGCTCGCGGTTGCCGGTGACGATCTCTAGCTCTTCCAACAGGGCCATTGCCAAGCGGCGAGACCGCGCGATGTCCTTCCGTTGGGATATCCGGATCGTGGCCTGAGTAGTGGCCTCAGCCTCAATTACCTGAGATTCCGCGACGCGGGTTTGCGCACTAACCTCGCCGCTAACCAGCGACGCACTAACCTTTGCGTCGGCCTTAGCCTGAATTTTTGCCTTGAGATCGCGCGCCCATCCATCGCGTTTAGCGCGCTTTAGGATGCCTGCGTCCGACACCCCGAATTCGGCGCCAATGTCCTTCAGAGACCGGATTCCCGCGCGGTACTGAATCTCGACCGCTTCCCAGTCGATAATCTTTCTATTTGCCACGACGCTAGGCCCCGCCTATCACTCGCGCTATGGCCTCGCCTGTCGCCATTAAAGACGCCATCGATTGCCAAGGCAGCGGAATAACACCAGCGTGCTCGCACGCCTCTTCGATCACGCCATCCAGAAGGATGTTGCCGGTTGACGTCCAAAGCAGACATTTCCTGACGCGCTTCACTGCGCCCTTCGACATCGCGAGCTGTACGGCATATAGAGCCGCCTGACCGATTCCTGAAACGACGTGGTTGTAGCCATTTGAGCCGTCTTTAGCCTCGATCACACTCGCCGAGCCATCCAAATGGAAAACGACAATATCGGCGCGCCCAAACTTCAGAGCCATCTCGTACACAACCGTGTCGTGCTCCGACATTGGGATGCGGTCTTCCAGCACGCCTGCGCTGACCGATTCTCGGAAGAGGCGGACTACGTCCTTCTCAATGCCGTGCGGAGCGCCGGAAGCAAGGATCGCGTGCGTTTCAGCTTCGATGCGCTCCCAGTCCGGCGCGGCTTTCTTTTCCTGCGCCATTTTCATGCTCTACAAGTTAGTTACGCTTTGTGGCTCGTGGGCCTTCGGAAGTTTCACTCAATCTTCATTGATCGAGTACGTTTCCCATCTCGGAACGTCCAGAGATACTTGATGTGTGGCATCCCGCGCGACGCAAACTCAGCCATGGATTCACGAATGACCTGATCTTCGTCGCCGCCGGCATCCAGAAGGACTTGGTACATGTCCATTAGGGTGTCATCGCCGAATACCAATTTGCTTTTCGTCGGTGGCGCTTGTTCGGTCGCTTGCATGTTGGCTCTCTTCACCGAGGAGTTCGATGTTTGGTTACGCGCTCCTACCGCTCTCCGCCCGAGAAAGGTATCGGTGGACGACATATAGCGCGCGGCTGGCGTTGTTTCGGTCACTGCACAGCTTGACCGGGCAGAAGCGCAACGGTTGACCGGTAGCCTGACGGCCGGAGTGGTCGAAGTGCGCCAACCTGCGCGAAGAAAAAAGCCGGAGTTACCGGCAATTCAGCGTGAGGCGCTGAAGGAGACTCGGTTTAGCAGATGATCGTGCCGGGCGGGTAACCGAGCGGACCCCACTGGTACGGCTGCTGCGGCCATTGGAATGGGGATGCCTGATCAACTTGGCGCGGTCTTTCGTGAAACTCGCGCATGATTCTCTGAAGATCGCTTTCGCCCGACTTCACTTCCACAACCGGCGGCGTCACTTTCTTGAAAACGAGCGCGAGATGATCCTGAATCGCCTTCCATTGCGCAGCCGTGGGCATGGCCCCGCCGTTCATCTCGACGAATCCATTCAGCCAGTATGCAAAGTCGCGTTCGTTCATGATCTCTCTATATAGGTTGAAGGCAAGCGCTACAAGCGACGGCGTCGTGCGCTCGTCCTGCGCGGGGCTCTGGCGGTTCCGGGATTGGTGAAGCCTCACCAGACACTGAGCCTATTAGGAAAGTGCCGCCGGGTCGATCCAAAGCGCTGTCCGCCCTCAGGTCGCAGAGACTAGCGGCGGTCTTGCAGTATTCCTACTGTAGTGGTCCGCCATCAATCCCTACGCCTCAGGGCGCTCAATCCGCCAACGCCTCACTCGCCTCATCCAGCGCCAGCATCACTAGCCATGCACAGCGAGCGCAGGCGTTTAGGTAGATGCTGAGGTACTCGAACATGGCTGCCTCTGTTGGGTGCGCGTCGATCCGTATGTGTTGCCAGGTGCCGACCCTGACCGAGCGCGCGGGGGACTATTTCGCCATCCGCCGCAATGCATCAAGCTTTGCGATCAGCGACACCTTTAGCGCGCCGTCAATGCGCAGGCGCTGCAGATCGGCCTCGATGCTATCGATCAGGGCTTGAATTTCGGGGTTCATTTCGATGCGCCAATGCAAAAACCCGACACAAGGCCGGGTTCGAGGAATTTTAGAGCGATCGATGCTTACGCGCAAATTTGGGGGGGGGTGTGCATTCCTGCACTGTCGCTCTGGAGCGCTCTGTCTCGCGCATTAGTACAACGGTTTTCGAGCGACACGGAGGAATTGTATTCCGCATTTCGTTTGTTTACAACGGGTTGCGTGAAATATTTTCGTCGCGCAACAGGGCGCTCACCTTCCCGCCAGTCGCCGCCACCGCACCCACCAGGCACGTCACGACCCGGTCAAATTTCTTCTGGTGCTTGGGCCATGACTCGACTGGGAGTCCAGCGGCCAAGGCGCGCTCGGTGTCCGAGTAGCACTTCATGCCCGCTCCATCGCACGGCCTGCACTTGCCTGCGTGGATGCCTTCGTAGATATGCCCTACCCCATTGCACTTGTCGCAGGTATCGATTGCATACTCCTTGATCGCCGCCGTCGAAAGTTGCCGAGCGTAGGACAGTTCGACCTTCAACTGGCACGTCACCTTATGCGCGAGCAGATGGAGCGCACGTTGGTACGACGCCCGGTCGTGGAGATATTTGAAACGCCAGAGCGCGGCTCCGAGAGGATCGGAGAGACCCAAGGCAGTGAGCCTGTCGATTGGCCTTTCGAAGTCAGCATGCCATGCCAAATCCTTCGATAGCAACGCACTCACAACCTGCTCTCTGATCATAATTCGCGCCTTGGAAGCGTTAAGCGAAACCGTATGTTTGCTGCCCAACATTTTATCAGATAAATTCGCACTCCTATACACATTTTATCCACTTGTATAGGGCTTATGCATCACTTTCTTCTCATCGCCCACGATCCAGAATATTCCCGCTGACTCCATCGCATTGCGGATTACCTGGAAACATTCGTGGAGTCGCACGTTTGGCAAATCAAGGCGCACGTCGACGAAGACAACCCATTCAGATGGCCGCCACGGCTGCTGGATCTTAGGGACTGGCGGCGCTTTCACGGCTGCTCCTCCCCGGTGACGCCAAGAAACTGATAAGAGACGATCCCCGCTTCCACCACCGGCATCTGAGCCGCCTCGACCGGAGGATGCACGTGCCATCTAACCAGCGGTGACGGCCGAAAAGCTGCGAACAGAATCAGCATCACAGCGCAGCCGATGAGTAGGGCCGCGAGGATTGATAGCGCGATGATTAGGGGCGTCATATAACGCTTCCGTCATGCTCGTCCTCAATATCCGCAAACTCCGGCCGCAGCCCCTGCTTACTCGCAAATGCTCGTGCTGCGGCTTCGTCTTGGAAGGTGCGGAGTTCGCCCTGCCACCAGGTTCTGACGTGGCCATCAGGCGTGTGCGTGAATAGGATTTGGGTCATGTCGACTCCTTTAGTCCGCGCCACTCTGTGACACGGATTTTGCAGTTATCCCAATTTGAATCGCGCAAGCGATAGGCCAAATCAGGCGTGCTCCAGTAGGAATTGATCCAGCGCTCTCCGTCGAACCAGCGGTACCACTCCGTGTGCTCTGCCTTTTGGATTTCATATGCACCGACGATGGAGGGCTTGATTGATGCCGGAATCCACTGAGTCTTGTTCACACGCCCTCCTTCGGATGCGCCTGATCCCACGCGTAGTCAGTCATATGCAGCGATGCAGTACCCATTCTCGTTCTATCACTCGAAATCAAAGCTGCTGCGAAATCTAGAACCATCAGCTCGACATCGCGCAGTCTGCGCACCTCGGTGATGAGGTCTAGCATTCCTTCCGGATCTATCGCATGTACCGCGAACATCATTCGATCACCGGGAAGGCCGCTCTTAGCTATCTCTGCCAATTTTTCAAACTTTTCGAGATCGATCATTTCGTCTCCGCATCATGGATGCAAGCGAACTTGGCCGATTGAACGGTCGAGGAAGCGAGGCTTTCGGCGGCTTGCCCCGCTGCCTGACACGAAGTCTGCTGGTAGAAGCGCGCCGTGGTAATCGACACATCGTTGTCGTGCGCCATCATTCCGGAATGGATGAAGATGATTAGTAGCCAGTTCATTTGATTGCCGCCGCAATAAGTACAACGATCCCGATAATGCCGAGCACGATTGCCAGCGGCAGCCACAACGGAGCCGTCACCCACCACCATGACCAATTTGCGACGTCCGAAACGCCGACCAACTTGAGCGTCAGGAAGACGATGAACATGAGCCCACAAACGCCGATGCCACCTGATTGCGCTGATTCATTTTTGCTAGACATGCTCGATCTCCTCTTGGTTGGTTTCAATTCCCATCTTCCTGTTGCGACGCGGCAACCATCGCTCAAACCCGTTATCAAACGCTGCGAACTTCTCGTCGCGCGGCGCAGGACCTTGATCGAGCCAGCGATGGCACGGCGCGCAGCCGGGCAACGTCCGGTCGTGATTTGCCTTCAGCCCCATGCCCTTGCCGGAACTAAGCCTGTTGTCGTGACACGGGACGACACTAGGGTCTCCCCAATCTGACCGAGCGCAGAGCACGTTCAGATAGCAAGGCTCACCGCGACAAGCCGCCAGATACTTCGAGCCCTCGGCAACGGTCGGCTTCTTCACGCGCGCCCGGATCGCCGTCCGCTTCATCTGCGTCTTGGCGGTGGCGAGAGCGAAGGGCTTGGGTGAGGACTTACGGGAGAAGCCAGTTCGCTTGAGTCCTACCTTGCGAGTTAGCGCCATTTGCGCTCCAATACAAAATTCACCAGTTGCCCGATGATCGTTCCGAGACCGTAGCCCCAGATAATCTGATTGAGTACATGGGCTACGCCGCTCATAATTTCCCCGCCGCTTGCACAATCGCGTGCGCGCAGTCCGCCTGCGTCTTGAACCACTTCTCCCGCAGCAGTTCTGCTGCCGCTTCCATCCCAGCCTTGTAGCCGTGGCCGAACAACATGAACTGAGTCTGCTCGGATGCTAGACTCTGAGCGATCAACTCGACATTGAATTCTTCGTGAAGCTTTCCGCGGACTTTGCTCATTCGAATTCAACCCCCAAGGTTCCGGCGGCGTAGGCTTGAATAGCATTGAGGTAGGTAGAGAACTCCCCGACGCTCATCTTTGTGGTCGACTTGCGCAGCGTGACGATCTCGCCGTCAGGCAGAGTCACCTCGTCGAGCACACCGTACAGCCGCGCGAAATACTCGTGCCACGTGTCCTTGTCAAACTGCTTGCCGTCGACCCACGCCTGCGCGGAAATATCGCGCAGCACAGCGCCCCAATAGAAACGGTTCTGGACTTCGTTGCGCTTGCGCTCTTCAGCGGTGACAATCACGCGCAATGGCTGGCCCTTGTCGGCGCAACCGGGCGCGTTCGCTTTCACGAAGGCGACGAGCAGGTTCCAGACGCTGCCATTGCGAAGGGTGAACTCCTTGTAAAGGGCCGCGGTCACAGTTTCGCCTCGTAGCGTGCGATCATTGACCGGAGCTTTGCCGCCTGCTTGACGCTTTCCTTGGCCGCCATCCGGCGCGCGTAATAAGACTCGTCGATCTCCTGATCGGGTTCGCCATGCGGTTCGCCGATATAGGAATTTCCGGTCTCGCTCGAATACTCAGCCAGCGCTGCGTTGTGCTTGCGCTTGGCGTCGAGCCATACCTTGCGCGCGCGGCGCACCTCGACAGCCTGAATCCCAATGCGCTCCAGATCGCTCACGTTTCTAGGTGCGTGTGACCCGGCCAGATCAGTCCATTCAAGATCATTGACGTGGAACCAAGCGTCGCGGGCGGCGAGGTAGACAAGCCGAAAATCTCCATCGACTCGTCGCACAATTCCCGTTTCTCCAGATCGGGTATGCGTTACCAGCGTCCCCTTGATAATCATGCCGGGACTGACTTTCATACCGCCTCCGCTCTAACGACTTCGTCCGCGTACTGGACAGGTATGCCGAGCATCTTGGCGATGCGGCGCTCTTCTCGGGCTCCGGAACTTGTGGACCAATTCGGCAGCATGTAAATCTCGTCCACGTCGCACAGCATGGCCACGCACTTGCGCATATACATCTGCCACGTCGCGCCCGGGCCAAGATCCAACTCAGCCGGATTGACCACTAGCCAGCCGAGAGCGTCGAGACGGTTCGCGGCTGCGGTGAAGTGGTCGCGGTAATTTGGGACGTCGGTGATTGCGCCGGAGATGTAGATGGTGCGGCTCATGCTGTTATCTCTTCGGTTGCTTCATCATTCACGGGCACGCCGCTGATGGGACGCATTGCAGAATCGGCAATCGGCCTTTCATGGACCATATGGACGCGTCCTTCGTGAGGACCATTGATGGAAATCCACGGGAGCGGGCGCGGTGAGCGAACTACCCAACAAAACCTAGTGGTCGTCGTACGGAAAGGAATACCATCCACAGTGGGGAACATTTCATTCTTTATGGCTGCTCGCACGATCTCCACAACTCTTCCCTTAAGTCCAGGAGTAGATATGGGCGAACCCGCCCCAACCACAATCGCCAAATCACCCGGCTTGCAGTTCATGCGGCCTCCAACATGACTTGATGCATCGCCACGGCGAACGGATTCATCGGCGCAGTTCTGCCCTTCTTACGGTCCATATATTCTTTGTGGCACTTGGCATGAGGCTTCAATTCCGGCTTCGGCACATTGGGCACCGATCCAAGGGCGTACTTAGGCGAAAATGACCCGCTGCCAGACGGCCGGGGCTGAATCCATCCAGCGATGTAATATTTCTCGCCGCAGTACTCGCGCAGTTGTTCTGCGATGTATTCGGGAGAAGCAGGAACAATTTTGGATATTTCGCATGCCGTCAGTGCCCGGTGCTTACTCAGTGCCCGGTCTATCTCTTCCCGGACCCACGAATAAGCGGTCGAGTGTTTCGTGTTCCCGCGTGGCTTAAGCCCGATCTTGTGCCCGCGCTCGACTACGGACCGCCACGAGCGATTTGGGAGAAGGTCCATATGCAGTTTCAAGGGGCCCTTCATCTTCCACATCTTGCGGATGGCGGCGTCGTCTTCTGCGGTCCACGGGAACAGAATCGGCTGGTCACGAACAAGACCCTTCCATCGGGCGCGGCATCGAATGGCCGACTCACTGCGGCCGGGCAGTTCGGCGAGCAATTTCCGACCAGATATGCCCTCTTTCCATCTACGGGCGAGTAATTCGTCTTCGTGATTTGTCCGCGGTTTGCGGGTCATGCTGCTTCCTTTTCGTACTCCTGAACCCGAACCTCGACGCGCGGGATCAGGCCGTATTGTTTTGTCACCATTGCGCGAACGATTTGCTTGTCATCCTCGAAAACGATGGCATTCATGGCGTCGGCGCAAAGCTTAGAAATGTTGTCCCAGTCCGGCTTAGTCGTGGCTCCCACAAGACCGCGCATGGCTAAATCCCGCTTCTTCATCGACCAGCTCGCGGGAATCGGCATGTAGATATCGACGGCCAAGGCAATCGGCCGCTTCAAAGGCGCGCGGCCGCCCATGATCAGAAACGCGTAGTGCTTGACCAAGTTCTCGTAACTGACGGTCTTGGCCGGTGTGTATGTCCGGACGGCATTTCCGTGCCGCGCGAACCTCGGACGCCCTTTGCCGACCGGAACGCCGGGAACGGTGAAAGAGACGGAGTTCATGCGCGCTCCTGATCGGCGTATGGATGAACGATCTCGGCATACTCCGGACCGATCACCTTGGCCGATACAGGCTCTGTCTGATGACCCAAAATCGCCTTGAGCTTTTCGATATGCGCCCGCGCGTTCCCGCGCTCCGATTCCGGGATCGACGCCAGTAACGGGCGAGCATTGCCGGTTTCAAGCAAAATGCCGATCGGCCCAGCGTTCCGCGGCGATGGCAACAAAAGATTGCCGTGATCCCGGGAGATCAACCCCTTGTCGACCGCGCTGTTAACGACTTCAGCGCGACAATCCGGGTCCAGACCCAGCGATACAGACCACTGCGGACCGGCGCCGCTATCGCGAGCATCGGCAACAGCCTTGATATATGCCTCCTTAAATGCCATTCGGGCAGGAATGTCTTCACCCGACTCAAGCAGCGGAAGAGCAACCGCCCACGCCCTGCGCATTTCTTCGGTCCACGCAACCGTGGTTTCCTCGTCGCGCGGCAGCATCGCCCACGCTTCTTCAGGACCCGGCCGGCCGTCATCCACCCGGGACACGACGTCCGAGACCGTGAGAACCCCGCGCACTTCCTTGCGGCATCGCGCCAGAGCCTTTAGCACGGCGTCGTCAGGGAATGTCGAGAGGTCCGACACGAACACTGCGGCCGCACCCGGAGAGAACGTCCGTCCGCATAATTCGGCGGTTACTGCGACTGCTTCAAGAACTCGGCTGCTGGCCATGTCATGCTCCCCTTGCTTCCCGTGCGCGAGCCTCTTCGATGAGCGGCCCAAATGAGTTGAGATTCGTTTGCGTCTTGTCTGCCTGCACCGCCTCCGCCGCCGTCACCTGCCTTCGAGTCGCCCATTCGGTCCTAAGCTTTTCAGCGTCTTTCAACATCGCACTGACCGGATGACAGTTCTGCACGTAGTAGCGGCCGTTGTGGGAGACGTACCAGGCCGCTACTGCCGGCGACTCCTCTTGCCCAATGCGCTTTACAAAATTCGACATCTGCGAATTCACCGTTGCGTTTCGTACCGGTTCGGTTCGATACCTTCCGAAATACGCCACCGCATAAACCCGCCATGTCTCCGATGCTGGCGACTCGGCTTTTGGTTCTGGTCGTGGCCGGTCATTTCGTTTCGCAACCGATGACCCCGCAGGGGGATTCGGAACCAGAGCAATCGGTGAATCAGTCAATCGGTCAATCAGTGAATCAGAGATACAAGGGCCAAGTGCTTCCACATCTTCTTCGCAGTCCTCATCTCCATGAGCACAATAACTTTCCACCATGGAGAGAAGTTCTTGCGGGCAAGGTGGTATCTCGCTCTTAGTTTCGTTCGAGTGCGGCTTCTGATGTTTGGAGAAGTTGACAAT